GGCCAAAGTAGGGGTAGGTGTGGAAAAAAAATTTTTAAGGGTTTTTTGGTGTGTGTGTGGGTGTGGTGTGTTTAGGCGGGGAGTTCCTTGGCCTTGGCGTTCCACTCATCACGAGTAGCCTCGGGGAGCTCCTTCCAGAGTTCTCCAAGACGCTTCATGACTTCGGTGCTCTTGACCTTGGTGTCGGGTTCGGCGCTGGCTTCAAGTTCGGCCTTGACGTTGTCCCGCTCGGCCTTGCCGAAGAGGATGTAGCCAGAGACTCGCTTCTTCTTGGGAGCGTCGTCGTCGCTCTCAGACTTGGGAGACTTCTTCTCCTTCTTGGACTTCTTGTCGGGCTTGGTCGGCTCGGTGGTCTTGTCGGCCATCAAGGCAGCCATCTGCTTCTCAAGAATCTCAACGCGCTGGGCAACAAGCTCGAGGGTCATGGACATCGTTGTAGTTCTGTAGTAGTTGGATGCTTAATGGATAGATAGATTGAACCATATTCAATTTTTTTTATAACTAACAAAATTCGCAAAAAAAATAAATAATTATTATTTAATCCCGAGAGATTAATATAAATATAAAGAATAGATTAAACACTAGGAATTTAATATCACGTTCAATAATAGCTGCATTACTGGAAAATCGTCTTCTCGGTCAAATCTCATTTGCTATTATTAGAGCATATTAGGGGTAAATAGGAATTTTAAGTATTCTCTCAAATTCTAGAGTAAATATTATAATAAAAGGGCTTAAAGAAGATTCGCTGGTTGATTGCCTAGTATAGCGGAGAGAATAATTGCGGTATGTATTAAACCTCCCATATAATATTAGAAATCTCTCCAGACTATAAATATAATTTTGAAAAAATTGAACTAATTTAAACGTATTTTAATTTTTAAAATATAATGGTTGAGGTTTGGAAGAAGATTGAAGGATGGAATGAATATAGTATTTCAAGTTTGGGAAATGTTAGGAGAGATAATTACAGAGGATTAGGATATAGTAAGATGTTGAGTGGAAATGGAAATCGTATGGTAGGATTATGTCAGGATGGTAAAAAGAAACAATATAGTAGTTCAACTTTAATCCGTGAAAATTTTAAAGAGGAAAATAATCCACGAGAGATTTGGAAAAAGATTGAAGAATATACTAACTATTCTGTTTCAAATTTTGGGCGAGTTAGAAATGATACATGTGGTAAAATTATGAAACAACACAAGCAACAATCACAAGATAAAACTGGTAAAAAAATAAATTATTATAGTTACTGGGTTCATCTCACAAATAATGAATATTCAAAAGGTGTAAAAGTTAGTAGATTAGTAGCATTAGCATTTATACTAAACCCAAATAATCTTCCTATAGTTCATCACATAGACAAAAATCCATTAAATAATCATGTTGATAATTTAATGTGGGCTACAAATTTGGAAAATTGTCAATCGGTAAATACATTACGAGAGATTGGTGGAGTTAGAACAAATGGAGAAAATGCTTTTAGAGCTGATTTATCTATAAACGGAAATAAGTATGTATTTTGTAGTATGTCTAGAGAGAAATGTCAAGATTGGTTAAATGCTCGTCGTGTAGAAATTGAAAATAATTTAAATTTAACCGAGTTAGATTGTCATAATAAATACAAAGGATATCTAGATAGAGACCCAAAGAGTAATTCTATTTCAGCAAGGGTAAGTTATAAAGGAAAGACATATAGTTTTACAAATCCAAATGAAGACAAATGTCAAGATTGGTTAAATGCTAGATATGTAGAAATTATTAATGGATTAAATTTAACCGAAATAGATGTAAGAAAAAAAGGAAATGGAAGTATATACTTAACCAAATATAAAACATATAGAGCGGAGATAATGATTAAAGGAAAATTATTTGGCAAGACATTTAAAACACGTGAAGAAGGCGAGAGATATATAGAAGAATGTAAAAGAAACAACTTATAAAATTAAAACAATTATTAATTCTTTTTTTTACTGCTAAATAGGGATTGGGATTTGTCGGCCTACCGTAGATATCACGCTGGTTTCTCAACTCCTATTAAATACACTAAAATATATAAAAAAATAATATAAAGAATTTGAGTAAATTTTACGATAAATTCTTAGCAAAATGGTTTAAAGGGAGATTCGCGGCTTTACAATTTCTATAAACTATAGTTTGACTAAGTCAACCCAATATGGAATAATCAACCCATTATCCGAGTAATCTCTCGTCTGTAATAAAAAAAAGTATTTATTTATATATATAATGTCAGATACTGACGATGCACATGCACCAAAAGATATTACAATAATTGAAAATCAAGATGTAGATAGCACTGCTAATAGAAGAAGAAATAATGACCGAGAAGTAGCAGATGATGATGAAGATTATAGACTAATAACTGAACGTAGAGAAAACGAAGAAAGTATGAAAGCAAAAGAATATGATGCTGCACATGCTTTACTAAGATTAAGTAGAAAACCACGCAAAGTAAAAACTCGAAAAACTATAGAAAAAACAATAGAAACAAAACAAAGACCATTGCTACGTGGTAAAACAAAAAAAAAGAGAAAAAGAAAGAAAGGAAAATCTCTCGACGAGGTAAAAAATAATTGTAATTATCCACCCAAAATTTTAAACAATTATATTTTCTAACTTTAGAATATAATGGTTCATTTAAGTAATCCAATTATGATTGGAATTATGGTATTTTATTCTTTATTAACTTTTTTTATTGGTCCACTAATAACAAGACCATTTTTTGGTGATCATCCAGATCAATGTATAGCAGGTTTTTTGGTTGGTTTCACAATCAGTATTTTATTATGGATGAAATTTGGTAGACATTACGCAAAACATAAGTAATCTCTCAATTTTTATATTTAAGTATATATAATGGGCGCAGGCACAAGTAAAATACCTAATTTGAAGAATCTCTCATCGACGGACCTTATAGAAATTCAAAAATCAATTCCAGATCTAATAAATAGAGCTAAGGAGAGAGAAGCTAAACCAACATCACCAAAATCAGCAACACCACCAATAGAAGAATATGATAATGAAGCACAAGCAGAACCAGAAGGACCAGCATCATCACCAACAGGAGGAGGAAAAAAAAGAAGACAGAAGACAAAAAAATATAGAAAAAAACGCATGAAAAAAACAGAGAAAAAATAAAATCTCTCAAAATTATAAAATAAATATCAAAAATATATTTTATAATTTTAATAACCTTTATTTTTATTATACAAAAACACATGTATAATTAATAAATCAATAAAAAAAACTTCACTTTTCCTATATCCACGTCGCCCTTTAGGAAATAACCCAATACCAGTAGTATATGGACCAAGATTAGCACCAATTAAGAATGAATATTTACACATATTATGTAAATTTATAAAAAAAAATACAGAAATTTTAATAGAAAACGGGATAAATATTTTAAAAAAGAATTTAAAGATAATATATAAGTATATATAAGTATATATAAGTATATATAAGTATATATAAGAATTAAAATAAATAACAAAATTTAAATTTTATTTAAAAAAAGATTGATTATTGATTTTATAAATTTTATTTGAATTATTTTTAGAAGCTCGTGTAGCTCAGTTGGTTAGAGCATCGGTCTTATGAGCCGAAGGCCTGCGGTTCGAGCCCGCACTCGAGCAATATTTTTAAAAGCTCCTATAATGTAGCGGTTATCATGGGGGATTTTGATTCCCTCAACCCTGGTTCGAATCCAGGTAGGAGCTCTGGGATGGTTACAGCAATCAAAACCAAAAATTTTATAGACGGCGGGAAAGACCGCACCATCCCGAATATTCCTCTATAGCTCAGTTGGTAGAGCACACGGCTGTTAACCGTGGGGTCGTCGGTTCGAACCCGGCTGGAGGAGTTATTTAAAAGTTTTTGAAAACAAAAAACTTTTTGAATTTTTAAAACCTTTTTTCCTACCACTGTGCCCGAGCGGTTTTAAGGGGGCAGACTTAAGATCTGCTGGCTTCGGCCTCATGGGTTCGAATCCCATCGGTGGTATTAAATTTCGATAATTCAATAAAAATAATATATATAAAAAAATATATATTATTTACAAAATTATTTAAAAGTTTCAATCCATTTTTCAGCATCTTCATAAGTATCAAATGTTTCTTTATATATTACACTATTTTTTTTTCTTACAGCAGTAAATCTTCCATCTGTTCTTGGTTTTATAGAACCAGTGCCTCTTTTTCTAAATTTTGTAATATCCAATTCAGTTAAATTCAGACCATATTCAATTTCAATTCGCCGAGCATATAACCAATCCCAACATTTATCTTCATTTAAATTACAAAATTGATATTTATTTCCATTAATTATGATTTTACACTGAAATCCATTAGCATTTTCAGTAACACAACCTATATTAATATTTTTATTAATAGATTGAGAATTTTCCAAAGTAGTAACCCACATTAAATTACATATTCTATTATCTAATTTATTTTTATTTATATGATGAACTTCAGGAAAATTATCCGGATTTGGAATAAAAGCTTTTGCTACTAATCTACTAACTAAAAATGTATGTTTTTTTCTATTTGATAAAGTAACCCGATAATAACCACATATATCTATTTGCTGTTTCATAATATAATCATCTTTATTTTTATTTTTAACTCTACCTTCAGTTGAAATTAAATAATCATAATCTTCAATTTTCTTCCAATATTCTTTGTCTAAGTCTTCCATAATAATTAAAAAAAATAATATTTATATCAATTCAATTTATTTTAAAATGAATAAATTATTCAAGTAATTTGAGAGTCAAGGTCATCCAAATTTATGACAGAATTTCGTCTTTGATTAAGTCTAACATTACTTCTCCTATAATTGTTTTCAAGAATTCGCTGATTATTTCTAATGGTAATTTCATTCATTCTCTGAGTATTTTGATTAACTATATTACGATAGCGATCACGAACAAGATAATTTTCATTATTATTTACGTAGTTGTAAATATTGTTATTGTTATAGTTATTGTAGTTATTATTGTTATTGTACAACCACATAGGATTAGTCTGACTTGATCGAGTTAAATTAAGAAGAGCCATAACATTATTAGAGCGAATTACCCCAGTATTATTGTAATCATTACGAATATTGTCTAATATGTAATCAATATCAATAATACTAAAATTATTATTATCATCTGGATGATCGTTATTTTGAGCAGTTGTAGGTTCTTCATCTTCAGGAGATGAGGATGGTTCACTATTATTTTGATCGTTATAGTTATTAACATAAATGGAATAAATTTCATTGATAGTTGAATTTTCATTATTATTTGGTAAGTTCATAACAGTATCATGACGACAAGTATGACAACTATTATTAGTTTGACACCATCTTTCTAAACATTCAAAATGAAAATGATGATTACACGGAGTAGAATAAAATCTTTGAGGTGAATCAGGAATATCTGAATATTGAGAACTGAAACATATAGCACAATCTCCCCTCTGATCATGAGGAGTCATGGTGGTCATTACTAAGTTTAGAGAAGAAAAATAAATCAATTTTTTTTCTAATTAATTATTTATCTAAAATTCATAGAACCTAATCTATGATTAGTTCGTTGTCTACGAGAATTATTAACACCCATTCTTAAATTAATAACTTCAGGAGGAGGAGGATTATTAGGTAAAATGATAACATTATTAGAAGTGGAATTAGAAATATTATGTGTTAAAGGTAAATTAATAGCTTCAAAATTATTATTATTTGGAAAATTTCTATAATAATTAGTAAATAAATCAGTTAAATTATCAAGATAAATATCAAAAGTATTAAAATTATCAATACTTTCATCATCAACAAAATTACCGATATTTAAACGTACACTTCTAATAGATGATAAAATACTATCATAATCACTATCATGATAATCATAATTCATAATAATAAATTCATCAATTAAATTTCCAGTTCTACAAGTAGGACAAGAATTATTTTGTTGAGCCCAACGATAAATACAATCATGATGATAAACATGATTACATTTAGTAATAAATTTACGTTTATCATGAGTATTTGAATCAACAAAATTAGAATCCAAACATATAGAACATGTTTCACTCATAAAATATATATTAAAATGATATAAAGATTTATTACAAAATAATAATATATATATACAATATATACCACTATAAAACTTTTTTTATTTAAAAAAAATTGAATATGTTAATATTTAATTTAATTTAGAACATCAAGCCCTGCTAGCTCAGTTGGCAGAGCGCACGGCTTTTAACCGTGTGGCCGAGGGTTCGAGCCCCTCGCAGAGTATTTTTCAGCTCCACTAGCTCAGTTGGTAGAGCGCACGGCTTTTAACCGTGTGGCCGAGGGTTCGAGCCCCTCGTGGAGTATATGCTCCTGTGGCGCAATGGATAGCGCACCAGACTTCTAATCTGGGGGTTGCGGGTTCGAGTCCCGCCAGGAGTTTGTTTTTAACTTGGCTATAGTCTAGTGGTTAGGATAACCGGCTTTCACCCGGTCGACCGGGGTTCGAATCCCCGTAGCCAAAATAACTTTTTTTTTAAATATAATATTTTAATAAAAATATATCAAGATATTATATAAATATGATAAAAAAAATAATTATATTAATATTATTATTTTTAATTGGAATATGTTTTTCATATAATATAATTGAAGGAATAGAAAATGAAAAAGCAAAAGAAGAAAAATCACCAGAAATAAAAAGGTTTAAAGAATTAAATGATATATTAATAGGTGGCGAAAAAGATAATAAGGATAAAATATCAATAAATGATTTTTTTTCAAAATTAAATAGAGAAAAATGTGAAGCAGTAAAAGAAATGATAGATTTAGTTAATATTCAGTTTTCAGAAGAACCAGGAAAAGGAAACGAATTTATACAAAAACATATGAATAATGAAATACCTTTTTCTCAGTGGGCATCAATGTTTTCTTTTATTATTGCTGCTAATATAGGTTCAACTAATATCTTAAAAAAAGATAATAAATGTGGTATATTAAATTATATAAATAGTTTAGATAAAAAAGAATTTACATTAGATATAGGTATTCCATATGGAAAAAAAAAAGAAAGTAATGATAGAAACATGAACTTTGGATTTTAAAAAAATCATTTAAAAATATAACAAAAATATATATTATATATTTTAATCAAAATATATAATGTATAAAAATGATGAGGTATTAGATAATTCTAATGAATTAACAAGCAAAGAAGAAAAATTACTTGATACTATGGATCCAATTTTTTTTAATTATTTATATGAAATAAATAAACTTTTTAAACAAAAAAAATATAAATCTAAAATTGGTTCAAAAACATCTCCTGATTCAGTAGGTCAAACCCTAATTTATTTTAATCCTATAAATGGAACCGAAAGATTCACATTACAAATTCATAATAAATATTCTATGAATGTAACAATTCCATTTAAAAATTCAAACTATTTATATAGCACATCTTTTTTTGATATTGAAGATACTTTTAATTTTTTAAAAATACATATTTAAAAATAAAAACATTTATTATTTATAAAAATGCAAGCCGCAACAGACACTATCATTTTAACCGATTCCACCACACCAGAAAAACCTAAATTTGATATTCAAAATGTATATGAAACAACTTTAGCAAAACTTAAAGTTAAAGTATCCGCTATCACTATCAGAAGTAGTACCTTACATCTAATTATTAAATATGTTATGGAATTAGTAGAACAAACACCCCTTAAAGGTAGCGAACAAAAAGAAATGGCTCTAAAATTAATTAGAGCACTTATTGTCGATTTTACTGATGCTGAAGATGAACGTGTTTTACTTCAATTACTTGATGATGGAACAATTGGAAATATGATTGATTTAATTGTAGACGCAACAAGAGGTCGCCTAGATATAAATACAGCAGTTCAAGTAACTACTGGATGCTTAAATAGATGTCTTCCATATTTATGTTTATAAAATATTTATATAATATATAATGTCGTCAATAGAATTATCAGATTTAAAAATATCCAAAGATTCAAGCGATCGTCAATAAAAAACAAGAAAAGCCAAAATGAAAGCCTTAGAAAACTTGGGAAAACCACCATTAGCAATTTTAGAAGAGGATTTAGGAGAACTAACTGAAGAAGATTTTGAAATATTAAATCCTCATGAAGTAAATATAAAAGAGGCAATTGATAAAAAAGTAGATATACGTCAGAAAATTAAAGATTTAGATTTATTAAGACAAAGACTATCACAATTACTAGAGGCAGAACCCGTTAAGATGTCCAATCGCGGTCCCACTTCAGACGTTGAAAAAATAAAAAAACAAATAAAAAAAGAGGAAGATGAAATAGAAGCACTACTTACAGATGCAATACTTGCTGAATTCGGTGAAGGTAAAAGAAAAAGAAAAAAAACACACAAAAAAAAAATAATTTAATTATATTTACTATATGTATAATTAAATTATGAATGAAGACCCTTTTTTAAATAAAGAAGGAGAAAAATTAAAAAAATTTCTTTTACGTAATTATTATAGTAATCAATTATCAAGAATACCAAAATTTAATAAAAATATTTTAAGTTCAATAAATGAACATACAACTTCCAAATTTGGTAAATCATCTACACATCAACATATTAATAACAAACTAGAAACACAATTCCTAATTAAAATTATAGATTTTAAATCAATACTTAAATTTATAAATGAATCACTAAAACAAGAATTAGAAAAAGGAAGAAATGAAATATTAAAAAGTGGACGTGAATCATACAAAAAATATACTTCATTCATTCAAAAATCAGAAGGTTTATATGATACTATTGAAGAAGTTAGAAATTTAAGAAAATCTCTTTACACTTTAAAATATGATACTCAGTCTATTATAGATTACAAACACCTCGTAGATATAAATCATCATGCAATAAATTATGAAAAAATATAATTTGAATCTCAAGAATCAAATTATAAACAACCAATATCTGAATCTGATAGGAAAAAAGCACAAACTGCAGATATGCATCTATCTTTTTTTTAGTAGATGATAGACCAAAAGAATTATTAGCAAATTTTTTAAATAATATAGCATCTGATAAAAGATTAAAATTCGTTAAAGAATACATGATTAAAAATATAAGCAAAATCTTAGCCAAAGGTAAATCCAAAAAAAAGAAACCCAAAAGAAAAAAAACACATAAAAAAATTTAGACACAACACACCCCACACAAGACATCCTATTTTTTTTATTTTTTTGCCGTGAAGTCGCACGACGGACGACCAGGTAATAAAGTCGCTTATGCGACTTTTCTAATTGCGTGCGGAGCAATCTCCCCGCTGTTTTTACCGAACCACAACCTGCACCCACGTCCGAGGCTTCTTCTCGTCCTCCTCAACCTCATCAGCCCACGACTTCTTCGTGAGACCCTTGCCCCTCTGCACCTTGGAGAGGTCAGGGAGTTCATCCTCCTCCTCAACCTCCTCTTCCTTCTTCACCTCCTCATCATCATCGACCTCCATGCACAGAAGCTCGAAGACGTTCTTGGGCTTGGTGACCGGCTTGACGATGTCGATGTGCTTGGGCGCCACAGGCTTCTGAAGAACCGGGTTGAGGTGCCGCGGCATCTTGCAGTAGCTTGCGGTATGGCCGCAGTAGCCACAGTTCTTGCACTTGGTGTTGAGAAGGTAGAGACAGGTAGTGTTGCGCGCAGAATCACGCACGTTGTGCTTGTCGAAGTCAGGACGGCCAAGGTCGAAGCACATCTTGCAGAACGGCATCTTGTAGCGAAGAAGTTGATGCTAAGAAGATGTAAAAAATATTCATATTCAATTTTTTTTACATCTAACAAAAATTAAACATTTGACGTGGAACTAATTTTCTCCAAAGCAGGAGTACGAGGTGAAAAAATAGAACTTCTTCTTTGTTCTTTTATAACAGAAGAATTTTTATATAATTGTAAACCAGTTCCAGAATTATCTATTCCAGTAATTTCTTGATTATTTTCTTCCTTTTTATCATCTTTACTTGGAGAAAATAAACTACCAATTTTAACTATAAAATTTTTGCTATTATTATTTTTATTTTTAAATTTTTCATAACGCTTATGGAAATGATACAATTCTTCATCTGTAATGCCACGTATAGAATATCTATTATCAAAATTTAATATTTCTTCTAATAAAGTACCTTGAGTAGGGTCAGGTTTATAATTGATTGGTAAACAACAATCAAGAGGTATATGACAGTATTTAAATAATCTCTGGATGCATAAAGGAAAACAATCATATATGAAAAAATTAACACAATACCTTTTACGTAAATGGGCATTTAATATTTCTTGTGAAAACATCCTATCTATCATAATATAGGCAGTCTTAAGATATATAATACTATTTATAAATTTTTTCTTAGCCAAATTAAGTTGAGAAACTCTATATTTACAAGCTTCTGCTTGACAGGCATTAACTTTATCTGATTTTAAAATTGCATTTATTAATCGTAACTCATTTTTAACATCTTTGAGAGAAGTAATAGATTTAGATTTAAAATCCTTAATTTTTTTAATTAGTGTAAAAATATTTGTATTGTAAATTAATGGATACTTATATCTAATATTTCTTGGTATCAAAAAAGGATTAGTTTCTTTAATTTCTGATATTTTTTCTTCTATTGTTTTAATTTTATATTTTAAATAATTAAAATGTTTTTTTCCTTCAACTTCACCATTAACATTAGCATCAGGACTTTTATTTGAACCAACATCATCTTGTTCTTCATGATTAGATGTATGGGATTTTTTACAAGGTTTTTTATAATTTAACTCAACATTTCTATAAAATAAAAGATATTTCCCAGAAAGAAACTCAGTAGATGATTGCAACTTATCATATTGATGTGCTGTAATTTTATATGCCTGTGCAGATGCATCCAATTTAGTAAAACTAATTACCGATAAAAGAAATGTTAAAAAACCATTTAATCCTCCTAATAAATATTTTCCAGTTTCATGACATTGTAATGGGTCCTGAGCAACAGTACAAAAAGCAGTAATAAATATAGCAGGAACCATTAAAATATATAATCTAATTAAAGTAGAACTACAAGCCTCCATATAAATAATTTTTTGACCTTTCAAATAACTAGCCAAAATATCGAGTGAAGATGAATATTTTTGTGAACCATTTAATTGATAATATTTATTAATTTGAATTTTAACATCATTATAAGTCAATTTACGATAAAAAACTGTAAAAGTAACATTATTAACATCATAATCTCTATCAAAATGTCTAGCACCTCTTGTATTACGATAATTATCATTTCTAGTTTCAAGTCTAGTTTTAAAATCTTCATTTTCAAATTCTGAAACACTGGAATCACTAGGTTCAGATAAAATATGATCTAAAAAATTAACATTTCTTTTTCTACAATCATTAGATATATTAGAAACAAATTCAATATTAGATGAATCTAAAAAAATTGTAGCACCTGATAATTTACCATCTTTTTTCAATTCAGATAAATTAACATAAGGTTGATCATCAGGTTGATCTTTAATTGATATACTAATATTTTCTTGCATCTCAGTCATATTTATATATAATCATTTTAATTTCCTGTAGAACCAAAACCACCTTCTCCTCTCTCTGTTTCACCTAAATGACTTAGATTATCAACAATTATAATTTTCATAGGATACTCTAAATTAGGTGGACAAATTTGTAATAGTCTAGTACCAAATTCAATAACATAATCCATAAAATCATAACCTTGAATATTATCAAAAACACCTTTAATATTACCTCTATAACCAGAATCAATAATACCAACATTATTAGCAAGTCGTAATGGAGTTTTTAATGGTAAACTAGAACGAGAATACAAATAATAAGAGACAAATTGCTCATTTTCACCAACTACCCTCATACAACACTTAATTTTATGATCTAACACTACCTTCTGTGCTCCAATACTTTCAGTATCTTCGGGACAAAATAAATCAAAACCAGCATTAAAACAATATTTTTCCATAGATGGTTCATAATTAATAAGAGCTTCTAAATAATTTTCAACAACTAAATTATGTTTATGTGCAGCATTAACATACAAATCTTTTAATTGTTGAGATTCAGAATCAATATAAATATAGAAGTTATAATGTTTTGGAATTTGTAATGGAAGTTCAGGTTCAGATTCTTTTTCATCAATTGCAAAATGAGTTTGATCTGTCTGATTTTCAGCATCAGAAACCTGAATATAATCATATAAGTGCTGTTGCGCTAACGAAGAATTCATATAATATGATATAAAATTACCCATAACTTTTATATCATAATTACAAAACAAATTTTTATATATCAATTTAAAAATAATTGATAAATAATATTTTAAAATAATTTAAAATATTAAAAATAATAAAATAATAAAATAATAAAATAATGATGTTGAGCAATACCGATATGCGCTATATTATGCAGGCAGCAAATGAGGCTGATAAATCTCCAGTATTAATGAGGCATGGTTCTGTAGCAGTTGCAAATGGAAAAGTGAGAGGTCGTGGACATAATCACTATAGAACTTATTCAAAAGATGCATTTATTCAAAATAGTTGTACTTGTCATGCAGAAATTGCTTGTTTGCGTAATATGTTTCATTCTTGCGGCACGAATGCATATGGAAAACATGGTAATAACATAAAAGGCGTGTAAGAAAAATAAAGAGTTAGATGAAATAAAAAAACTCTACAAAAAGACAACCATTTATGTAGTCCGATGTGATAAAAATAATAAATTACAAGATTCAGCTCCATGTCATAGATGTTTATCAACAATTATAGAACTAGATATAAAGAGAATAGTTTTTAGTTCAAGTGATAACACATTTATCAGTTGTAATCCAAAAGAACTAAAAATAAATCACATAAGTTCTGGTAATCGACATTTAATAAATAAATCTGAATATGATAAAGAAAATGATAAAAATAATAACAAAGAAATAAGATTAATATTTAACAATATTGATAAAAAAAAAAGATTAACATGCTAAAACTCTAGCATCTTTTGGATTATAATTACAACCTTTTTTAACTTTATCATTAATATATAAATCATATCCCATTGTATAACCTTGTATTTTATTCATATCTTTTGTAATATTACATTTTTGATTAGAAGTTTGTAGACAAGTATTTCCTGAACCACTATTATTAGCAATATCTATTAAATATGTACTTCTATCTACACTACAAGCGCTCTTTTTAATATTGAGATATTGAGACTGATCTTTTTCATATAAATTATGTTTATTCAAAGTTAAATCACCATTTAAAGTTTTATAACATTGATATGAATTAACTGGATTACATTTAATACCATCATTTAAATCAGAATTAACTAATCTAGTTCCTCTTAATCCTGAATAATTTTTAACACTAGATTTAACAGATGTATCATTTTCTTTACATCCAAGATAGGAAAGATTACTATTAGGATTACCTGTATATGATTGATTAGATGAACTATTTAAAGAAAAATTTCCATTTGAATTATTTAATTTTTTAGAATATTTAGTTCCAGCTTTTCTCGCTAATGTTGAACCTGAACCACTATTTACTGTAACTGGTTTAGCACCACTAACAAAACAATTATGATTTTTACAATAAGCATCTGATGTATAGCTATAACGCCACATTTAATATATATAATATAATATTTAAAAAAAAATTGATAAAAAAAATATTTTATTTTACAATTATCAACCAACTAATTTCTACAGAAATATAAACAACTATGACTACCTATGTTCCCCCCCATCTTAGAAATAAGACAAAAACTCAAAACAAAAGAAAACCAGAAGCAAAAACACAAGAAGTAAAAATTACAGAGAAAGACTTTCCTGAATTAGTAAACACTTCAAAAAAAAATGATACAACTGCAAATCTAAAAAAAAGTTTTGCAGAAGTAACTGAAAAAGAAGAAAAACATGAAGTAGATAATAATTTAGATGAAATCAAAGCAGGTTGGAGCGTGATCAAAAGAGATGAAAAATCAAATATTGTAATTTTAGATTCAAAAAAAACAATTGAAACAAAAAAAAGGTTATCACTTAATGAAAAATTAAAAGAAAATAACATTTATTTCAGTAATCTCAGAAAAATGATTGAAAATTGGAATTATTTCAGAGATGTCGAAAATGAACTACGTGGAGATTTATCACCATATTATTATTATAAAGAAGAACTAGAAGAAATGAGAAAAGAAGACTTAAATTATGAAGAAAGAGTAGATGAATATCAGAGAAGAATAAATTCTAATAGTGATTCTGATGATGATGAATCAAACCGACACCTAATTTATTAATTATTAATAAGTTAGTAATTTTATTATATAAAATTTTTTTTTATATAATAATGGAAAATTTGGATGATTTAATTAATGATATAGATAATATTGAAAATAATATAAAAAACAATATTGATAAAATTAATATCATAATTATTAAAATAAATAAAAATGAAATAGAAGATATCATCAAAAAAAAACAAACAAAAAATCAAGAAATAAGTATTGAATTTATTAATAATATTTTAAATAGAATTAAAGAAGAAATTTGTAAAGAAGAATACAATATAAAATATTTATTAAATTTTGAAATAAATAAAAATATTTATGAACTTGAAAATGTAAATGATTTAAATAATATAAATAATTACAAACTAGATATCTTGAATAAAATAAAAAATATAAATTATAAAAATAATTGTTTTAATAACATAAACTCCTTAATTATTATTTTAAATAAGTTAGATAAAATTCACTACATCAAAAAAAAACAAAAAAAACAAAAAGAAACTAAAAAATTAAATAAATAGTATTAAGAATAATTTATCTATTAAATATAGACTAAATGTTACAGCTAAATTATAATTATGATAACAGTGATAATTTAATTGAAAATTTAGAAAATGAAGATGAAGATAGTGATTTACCTATTTTAGAAAATAATGAAGAAACAAATGAAGAAGATGAGGAAGAAAATTATGATATTTACAATTTTAATCCAAATTTATTAGGTAATTATCCAGATTTTCAGGTTCAAATAATTGATATATCAAATTTACGTAATAGAAGTAACGACATTTCAAGAAGTCCTATACTACATCAACTTTATAATATAGATCAACGTGGATCAAATTTAACTTCAAATTTTTTAATAAATTTTATTGAAAACAATATTAATAACATTTTACAAAATTCTATACATGGAACAAGTGATACTCCATTTATTCAAAACTTCATTGATAGCACATTTGAGTTAGATAATAAAAAAAAATTTAAAAGAGTAACTCATGATGATGAAATCAGGAAATTAAAAATACAAAAATTTGATAGCAGCAATATTTATGCTAATAATGAATGTCCAATAAATTTAACAAAATTTGAAGAAGATGATGAAATAATAATTTTACCTTGCAATCATGTTTATTCAGCATTACCAATTCAAAAATGGTTAAATGAAGAGTCAAATTGTTGTCCAACATGCAGATTTGAATTACAATACAAAGAAATAAAATCAGAAGAAAATAATGATGAAGAAAATGAACCTCTTTTACAAAATAATGAAGTAGAAAATGAAGAAAGAGAAGAAAATAATCCTGTTAATGATTACTATAATGATGACGAAGATATAATACTACAACAAATATTATTAAATAGTTACGCTTCAAATAATTCTACATAATTGTAAAATTAAAATTTTTTATCAACATTATATTATCTTTTTCTAATAATAGATCAAAATCTATGTATGAATAATTCTTATCAAAAAATAAATCATAATTTATAGATAAATCATTTAATAAAGATTTAAAACTAATATTAAATTCTCTAAGATAATTTTTATCTTTCAAGTTTTTAACATCAATATTTTGACAGAATTTAAATACAAATGAAAAAATAGATATAAATTGATAAGTAGTTAATTTATAATTAGGATCAGGATAATAAACCTTTTTAAATAATGATTTAATAAAATTATATATAACAATATACTTAACAGAATTATTTTTCTTACTAACTTCTTCATAAATTTTTTTATGAAATATTTGAATAAAACAACAAGTAACACTATGCAAATCATTAAATTTTAATACAAATGGTAATAATTCTTCAATAATATTAGAATAATATTTATATTTACCATTAGAAGGTAAAAATCTATAATAAAAATTTTTTAACACCTTGAAAAATTCTTGAAATTCATTTTCCTCAAATAATATTTTAGTCTCAACTTCATCATAAAAAGAATTAAATGCATCATTTACAAATATATCTATAATTTCTTTAGTTAATTGATTTTCAGCATAATCACTATCAACATAAGAACGAAAATAAGTAGAATGATTATCAATAATAAATGAAATAAAATTTTTTTCCATTAACTGCCAATACATACCATTTCTCCAATCAAAAAAAAATTTTCTCATATGTCTATAATCAAATCCATATGAATTCTTAAATAAAGATTTATATTTAAATGATAATCCAAAATCTATTAATAATGGAATATTAGTTGATGTTTCACACATAATATTATTATAATGTAAATCATTATGAACTATTTTATTTTGATTTAACAAATAAATACTATTAAGTAAATAATATAAACAATAAAAAAATTTATCAAAAAATAAATCACTTGTTTTTGAAGATAACAAATATTTCTTTAATCCCTCACCTTGTATATATCTCATATAAAACATATAATATTCATTTTTTATAAAACCATTATCTTGAGGATTAGAACTAAACAAATTTTCACTTTCACAATTAGTTACTATATCCTTTGAAGGTTCAATTTGATTAAATTTAACTATACAAGATTTAAGAACTGGTACAAATCTTTTCTTATAACCCTTTATCTTTTTTACTGCATCACTTATTTCTATTTCATTTTTACTATTAAAATTAACTTCTTGAATTTTATTTACTTTATAAGCATACTTATTTGTTTTTCCTTTACAATCTAAACCTGGTGTAATAGTGCAACCATATGAACCTTGACCTAAAAATTTATGTTTAATTCTTTTTTTACCTCCTTCCATGTCATATTCTTCTGAATCCATTATATATTAAATTATATAATAATAATATTTATCTATCTCAAATACTATGAACAATATTTATGAAAGTTATAATTTATTTTTAGAACCTTTTTACGATAATGATATTACATATTATCACATTTTAACAATCAATAAACAACCACAAGGACCACTTTTAAATTATATAAAGTTAATGCCTATCAAAAATGTTTCAACAAAAATTAATATAGCAAATCAAAATTACTGTTCTTTTGTAATTAAAAAAACAATTTTAGGTTCAAATTATAATGATAAATTAGATATTTGTACCATAGATGATATAACTAATATAATTGATTTTCTGACTAATAATAATTATATAATTGATGAATCAATAACTAATATTCTCTCCAATATAAACTCAAAAAAATTAGTATTTAATTTTAAATATAAAATAAATTGATAAACAAAAATAAAAAAATAGTTATTATAATAAAATATGGATAATAACTATTTAATTCTAGAATATAAAAATTCACTAAATGAATTAGAGAGAAAAGCATTAGAAATAGCTGAAAAAAATTTAGAATCTTCATTTTGTATCGAAAAATCAATAGGATTTTTAGAATTTTTAAAAACACGCAGTTAATGATGACGTTCAGTCATAAATAAAAATAATGATATTATACCAAATATACTAGCAATAATTTGCTTTTTTGTTAATTTCTCTCCCAGAAAAAAATAACCTACCAAAAATAATAAAAGAAAATAAAATAAATGCCATATTACATTAGCAACTCCAAGATGAGCATAATTTAATAAATTAAATACAAAAAATCCAGTAAAAGAATACAAAACAATACCAATTATAAGATAACTATTTACAAATTTAGTTTTATGTGAAATCTTAAATAAATATTGAGCTAAAACTTACGAAATAATTGATAATAACACAAACACATAAAATAGTAAATTCATTATATATAATTAAGATAAAATAAAATTTTTAAAAGATTTGAATGAAATTTTACTTTCATTTTTATTAACAACTTCAAATTCATCATTTTTATTAACAGAAAAAATTTCATTTTCTAAATCTTCATAACTAGTAACCAATTTATTAGAACTATCATAAATATCTAAACCAACTAGTAAATCAGAAAATTCTTTTAACAAACCTTTATATTTTAATTTATTTGAAGTATAATCAATTATTTTATTTTTAGGTTCAATAGTTTTCTTACTTTTAGTGTAAAATATATTATTTTTTTCTTCATCTTTTTTCTCTTCTTCTTTATTAGTAGGATAAAAAGAATCCAATAATTTTTCTTTATTATCATAATTATCTACATAAATATTTTTACATTTATATTTCACACAATATATCCTTGAAATTGTATCCAAAAAATCAAAAGGTAAAACATAAGATTTGTCATTTAAATAATAATCAAAAGAACCATCTTCAAAATTATAATTCATAACAATTTTATATGTTTTATCTCTAAAATCAAAACTATAATATAAATATTTATTTTTAAGAGTTTTCAAATCACCATCTGATTTCGTTTCCTCCAATTCATAATATTCATCCAAATAAGACATCAAAAATGGATCGTATTCATAAAGTTCTTTATTTTCTTCATATAATTTTTCAAATTTAGTTTTAGCAGGATAATATAAAAAAAATGAAACAAAGACAAACGATAAAAGAGTTCCAGTACACAAAGATAAAATAACTTTTACAAAATTAAAAAATGTAAAATAATCATATTGAAATACAATAAATTCATCATCAATAATACAAGTTGTATTAAATTCATAACTCATATTTTCTAATATCTCAAAATCCATAATATAATAAAATATATGGGTAAATTTTTATATTATTAAATTTTATATAATATGTCCTTCAGTATTTCTTTGATAATTAACTTAAAAAAATGCAATGCCTCAAATACAGAAAATATAATCGAAGAATCAAGCCAAAATTGTAATGTAAGTTCAATATATTACGATTTTGATTTGGAAGGCATAAATAAATATATAAAAAAAAATAATAAAATAATTATTCTAGAATTTGAAGAACAAATAGACGTAATTAATTTTTTAAAATTTATTACTTTAATGAGCGAAATATCGATAGAATATATATATTATGAAAATTCTATTTTATATTCTTCAAAAAATTATTTAGTTGAAGTTTCAAAAAGATTACATAACAAAAATAATTTACTTGATAAAATAGAGACAAACAAAAAAAATGATAAGTTCAAAAAAATTTATGATATATTAAAATTTTAATAAATCTATGCGGGAGAAGAGGCCACTCCTCCCCGCACGCAATTGGAAAAGCCGCTTAATGCGGCTTTATTAACTGGTCGTCCGTCGTGCGACCTCACGGCTATTTTTTAACTGATTTACGTTTCTTTAATTTTCTTTTAGATTTTTTTTTCTTATGTTTTTTGGGGTTATTTCTCTTTTGAGTTGTAGTTTCTGTATATAAAACTGCAGGCATAGATTCAAATTTTTTTAAATCTTTTTGCATATTACTTATTAACCCTTCTTGACTATTATTTATTTCATTAAAAAAATTTTCTAAACTATCATATTCTTTTTTTATAGTTAATCCATCATTTGTTACAGAAACATGAAGTTTATTATTATTATTTGGATTAACTGCTAATTCATATTTCTGATCTTTAACATTAACTCCATTCATATTTTGAATATGTTCACCTGAACTATAAACTTTAACTGGCATAATTATATTATTAATATATAAAAAATTTATATTAATAATTTAATGACTACCTTGAAAAATAAAAAAAATAAAAGCAAAACAATAAAATTGAAAAACTTAAAAATTAATTCATATATTAGTAATATGAATGGTGGTAACAAAGACTATAAAGAAGAATATATTGAAATATTAAAACAACTAGAATATTACAATAGAAAACACGAAAAAGCACAATTTAAGGCAAAAATATACAGAGAAGCCGCCGAACAATTAAAAAATTACAAAGAAAAAATAAATTCATCAAAAAATATAAAAGATTTACCTGGTATCGGAAAAGCAATAACAGACAAACTTGATGAATATATTAAAACTGGTAAAGTTAAAAATTTAGAAGAACTTAAAAAAAAATATGGAACTGAAGAATACCAAACCGAAAAAATTAAACAAGAAAAAAAAGACATATTTTTACAAATACCTTGGATAGGTGATGCAACTGCCGAAAAAATAATTGAATTAAATATTAATAGTATTGAGGAACTAAAACAACGACAAGATGAAGAAATACCAGGTAAAGGAAAAAAGAAACTAAAACTTTTAAATGATAGTCAAAAAAAAGGACTAATATATTATGAACAAATAGCTGAAAGAATTCCAAGAAAAGAAATAGATGATTATAAAGAATTATTAACAAAAATATTTAATGAAACTTGCACCGAAAATGGTTATAGTAATAAAACAAATAAATTTGAAATAGTTGGAAGTTATAGAAGAGGAAAACCTGATTCCGGTGATATTGATATATTTATTACATCAGAGGAAGATGATAAAACAATATTTAATAAATTTCTAGAAAAAATGGACGGCACAAAAAAAGATGAAGAAACCAATGAAGCAAAAATTATTAAAGCATTCTTAACAAGAGGAGAAAAAAAAGTTATGGTTATTGGTAAATTAACTGAAAAAAATCTAGCAAGAAGATTAGATTTCTTATATTCTCCACCAGAAGAATATGCATTTGCTATATTATATTTTACAGGTTCTATGGAATTTAATACCGCTATGAGACAATATGCTTTACAACAAGGGTTAACTTTAAATGAACATGGTTTTCATAAAATGGAAAATAAGATAAAAGGAGATAAAATAACATCTACTCCTTTTAATAGCGAAAAAGACATATTTGATTATTTAAATTTAGAATTTAAAGAACCTAATGAAAGAATAGACGGAAATTCTATAATTATCAAAAAAAAAAGCTCTAAAAAAGAACCAGTAGAACAACCTCCAGCAGAACTTCCAGCACAACCTAAAAAAGAATCTCCAATAGAACCAGATCCTCAAGACCTTGGAAAAGCTGAAGCAGTTTTTAAAGCAGATGAAAAAAAAACTTCACCAAAAACTATGAAAATAAAAATTCCAAAATCCAAAGCTGAAACACTTAAAAAAATAGGAAAAAAAACCAAAAAAAAAAAGATATTTGACAATATACAAAAATTTAAAACAGAAGGTATTGATACTCTAAAATCCTTAAGCGAAAAAGAACTAACTGACATGCTGAAAGAAACTATTCAAAAATATTATCAAGAAACTGAAGAATCACTATTAAGTGATAATCAATACGACATATTAAGAGAATACATACTCAAAAAATATCCAAATAATAAAACTGCTAATACTCAACACGCTGAAGTAAAATTAGATAAAAATAAAGTAAAATTACCCTACGAAATGTGGTCTATGGATAAAATAAAACCTGATACAAAAGAATTAGAAAAATTTAAATCAAAATATTCTGGACCTTACGTAATTTCTTGCAAATTAGATGGAGTAAGTGCTTTATATTCTACTGAAGAAGATTCACCAAAATTATATACTCGTGGTGATGGAAAATACGGACAATCAATTGATCACTTAATCGAACATTTAAATTTACCAACCGATAAAAATATAACACTAAGAGGAGAATTAATTATTAAAGAAAAATTATTTCAAGAAAAATATTCCTCCAAATATTCAAATTCAAGAAATTTTATAAGTGGATTAGTAAACAAAAAAAAATTAACCAAAGAAGATATAAACATTCTAAAAGATATAGATTTTGTCGGCTATGAAGTAATAAAACCTGAAAATTTAAAACCTTCAGAACAATTAAACTTAATATTAACTTTAAACGGAAATTGTGTAAAATTTATGGATTCTATAATAAAAGAACAACTAACAAATGAATTTTTATCAGAAAAATTAGTTGATTGGAGAAGCAATTATGAATACACTATTGATGGAATTATTTGTATTGATGATAAAGTTTATCCTAGAGAAAGCAAAAATCCTACTCATGCTTTTGCTTTTAAAATGGTTTTATCCGATCAATCAGCTGAAGCAAAAGTATTAGATGTATTATGGAGTGCATCAAAAGATGGATTCTTAAAACCAAGAGTTCAAATAGAAGAAGTAAATATTGGAGGAGCAAAAATAAATTATGCAACCGGTTTCAATGCAAAATTTATAGAAGATAATAAAATAGGTGTTGGCGCAGTAATTAAAATAATTCGTTCTGGTGATGTAATCCCAAAAATTGAAGAAGTAATTACACCTGCTGAAATACCTTTAATGCCTAAAGAAAAATATACTTGGAATGAAACACATGTAGATATTATGTTAGAAAATAAAGAAGATGATGAAACTGTAAAACTAAAAAATATAGCAGGATTCTTTAAAGCAATTGAAGTAGAAGGATTAGGAGAAGCTAATATAAAAAAAATAATTAAAGTAGGAGGAAATAGTATTGGGAAAATTATTGCTATGACTATTAGTGATTTAATGAAAGTTGAAGGATTTAAAGAAAAAATGGCTACTAAAATTTACAAGTCAATTCAAAAACAAATAACAAAATCTTCATTAGCAACTATTGCTGCAGCATCTAACATATTTGGTAGAGGATTTGGAGAAAAACGAATTGAATTAATATTAAAAGAATTACCAAATATCATAACTGAAGATTCATCCAAACAAGAAAAAATAAATAAATTAAAAGATATAGATGGATTAGGTATCAAAACCTCAACACAATTTGTTGAAAATATACCAGAATTTATAAAATTCATTAATGAAGCAAAATTAGATGATAAATTAAGCAAAAAAGAATCACCTAAAAAATCACCAAAAAAACAACTACCTTTATCTAATAAAATAGTTTTATTATCAGATGTAAAAGGAAAAAAGAAAATAACAGAAAAAATAGAAAAATTAGGTGGAGAAGTAGTAACAAATATTAGTAAAAATGTAAATCTACTAATAGTTGGTTCTTTAGATGATGAAACAAGTAAAATGAAAAAAGCTAAAGAATATGGTATCGAAATTATCAGCATTGAAGAATTTGATAAAAAATATTAGCCGTGAGGTCGCACGACGGACGACTAGTTAATAAAGCCGCATTAAGCGGCTTTCCTAATTACGCGCGGGGCAATCTCCCCGCATTAATTATTTGAATAATAAATTGTAATTGATAGACCAATCATCGTAATCAAAATTCCAATAAATGATTTATAATTAATTAATTGCTTAAATAAAAAATAACCAGCCAATAAACTTACTATAATTTTAGCATTAATTATTAAATGACTAATACCAATACTTGGTGTAATTTTAAAAACATAAACCTGAGATAATCTATTTGCAATTAACACAACCGAAAATAAAATTATTAATAAATAATCTTTTAAATCAATATTTTTCTTTATATCATCAATAACAGTTTTATCAAATGGTATATAAATTAATACTATCAATGATGAAATAATAAATGACATAAATGTTAAAGTTTTTACATTACATTTAGAGTCAGTTAAATATTTCATGATTATAACTGAAATTGCTGTAATTAATGTTGCAAAAAATGATAAATATACCCACAAATATTTATTCATTATATATATATGCATAAAAATAAAGATTCTGATTATGTTTATATTGATGCATTTTTCTATTACTTTTGGATGAAAAGAAGTGAATATATAAAATATAAACAACAAACTTTACAAGAATTTCAAAAAAATAATTTTATATCTTTAGATGAATACTATAAAAAATATCACTAATATATATATATGGCAAAACAAACTCGTAAAAAAAAAAGAACTAAAGCAAAAGGACAAACTAGAAATTTGAGAGAAACTAAATTTCTTATTAAAAATATCGGTTTTAGTAATAAAACATTACCACCTGATGTAGCAAGACAAGTAACCAGAAATTATTCAGCAAATATAATCGCTTCAAGAGTGCATCAATATAACCGCAGAAATTTACTAATAGACAAATTAAAAAATTACATTAACATCCTTACTGAAATACATCATATTTATTCAGAAGAAGAATTAGATGATGTTTATTATCATATTAGTAATAAAAAAATATTAAAAGATTTACTAAAAGAAATTAGAAAAAAAGCAAAAAAAGATGTAAGCGAACAATACATGGACTCAATCGAAAAAAAATTACTTGATTACTACAAAGAAATTAATGAAATATTTGAAGGAGAAATAGAAAGAGCTCAATACGGTGATGCCAGATTACTAAGAAGCTTAGACAGGTTTTTACAAACAAACTAATTATCTGTACTACTTGATGCCTGACTATTATTATTTCCTTTTTTTCTTTTTGATAATCTCTCTAAAAAGCCATCACTAAATTTACCACTTAGAAGTTCATATTTATGACCTTTCATTAAAATTAATGTAACAGATTGATTATATGTTCTTGAAATTTCAACAGATTGCTTATTACAATATTCTAATAGAGTATTGTACTCAGCTATTACACTAATAACCGTATGCAAAATCTTAATTAAATCATCAATTTTTTTAGCATTTTTTACCTGAAAATTAGAATACATTTGAGACAAATTATTGAATTTTTCAATACCAACAACACTTAAAAGTTCATAAATATTTAAAAGCTCAGTATGCTTCTTTCGAGATGTATCATTCTTTAAAATTATAGTGGAAAGCTCTTCTTTAGTTTTTCTATTTAAAATATATTGAACTGTTAATTCATCATTATTTCCTAAACTTCTCACTTTTTCTCTTGTATGAACCAAATTAACATTGGTTAAATGATTAATAACTCTATGAAGTTCCAGTAAAATACTATTAAATTGACTAATAGTAGTAACATTATAATCTACTATAAACGTATTAATAACTACATCTGTTTTAATTGTATTAAACCATTCTGGCTGAGAGTAAGAACCCAGATATCTCAGAAAACTATTGAGTGTATAATATGGAATTAAACCACCACATAAAACATCTCCTGGATTTCTTGGTGCTGGTCCACCTTGATTTTGATTTCTCATATACTGATAGTAATGAGGATTATGAATCTGACCCCCATATACAATTTTTCCAGTATTCCAACTAAATGCTACTTTACATTCAGTACACCACATCTGATCACAATTTTTGGCAACAGTAAAATCACCAAGTAAAAATCGATGATTATTATCAACAGTCCATCCATAAAAATTGTCATAATTAACTTCAGTAACTTTAATCGCAGTAGTTAAGAGATTAACTCCGCCAGATTGTTTTTCACATTTTTTCCGTGGTAATATAGTAGGTATTTCATGAATATTTTCACCTGATATATTGATAACATATTGGTCTTTATATTCTTCCTCAGATTTTCTGATAGTAATATTAACATTATAACCAAGTGATCTAGCTAAAAATTCAATATTTTTAGACATTTTAACTATAGTAGTAATTATAACAATTCTTCGTCCATTATTTTGGACGCAGCCATCTGTATCAATCAATCCGGCTAATATTTTTAATCTAACATCTTTGCTATTAATCAAATAATCATTTGGAATATATTTATTATTAACAAGTTGATATTTATCTAATTGTTGTTTAAGAGGATTAGGATATTTATAAACTTTTTCATCAGAATCATTTAAGATATTTTTAACATAATATCTATAAGGATTTGTAGTTTTAATAATTTTTGCATCATTAAGACTAGCCCAATTTTCCCAATAATCCAAAATTTCAAAATCATTAGTACAAAATTCTTTTCCATTAGAATATCCATCGCCTAACCAAGTACCCAAAATATATGGATCAAGATGTACTTCTTTATATTCCCAATTAACTGATTTATCAATACGGAAACCTTTTAATGTTTCTTTTCTAGATTCGGGCAATTTCAAATATTCTTTAATAGGAATATTAATAGCTTTATTAAAATCAAAACCATAATTAATATTCAATGATTTTTTAAAGACTTCAGCATCATGCAGACTATCAAAATTTCGAGTTTTAAATTGATAACTAGTAGTATCAAACCAAGATAACTTATACATATTAATAGCTCGCGAAAATCCAATTTTTCCTTGACCGGCATAATATAAAACCAAAGTATGTTCGCTATTAACAATATAAGATTCTGCATTATTTTGCTGAATTTTATACATCTTATCATATCCAGTCATTAAATGTGTAACGTTTCTAATATTTCCATCATCACCGATTAGTTGATCTCCAAGACTGATATTTTTAGCCGATTTTAAAGAACCATCATACATTAAAATAGGAGTATCTCCAGCAAAACAACCACTAATCTTATAAATTCTAACTCCACATTGTGGACATCCTTTAGTTTCTTTCTTAATCAAAGCAGCACTTTGCAAATTAGCCTCTAAACAAGTATGAGGATCTTCTTTAGTATATCCAACTATCTCATAACAATCAGGACAAGTATAGAGTTTACATACCTCACATTTATATTGAGTTGATAAATATCCTTTACAATTATCACCAGGACAAGGCATAATAAACTTCTTACGTTCCACATTAGTATCTCCTCTTTTAATTCTAGTAATTTCATTCCTTTTTTCATATAGTTTTCTACAAGATTCATCATACAATTTTTTTGCTTCTTTAAATTGATCGTCTAATATTTTCATTTCATCAGATTTTTCCTCAATCAATTTAGTTCTTTCCACCAAATTCATTAAATCAGGAGTTCTACTAATTTCACGATCAACTAATAAACTTTTACGATGTTTCTTATAATCTCCATCAATATATGACCGATTTAAATTATCTACTAAAAATTTAGCACTCCATTGAATTTTACAATCCATACAATGAGGATCTTTTGTTGTAGAAAGTAAATAAGTTCTTACACAGGTTTTGCAAGCAACAAAACCACATATACAAGTAACTTTTGCATTCAAACTTTTGTTGTATTTTTCACAACAGATATTACAAGTCATACCTATTGAATCTATCACTAAAAAAAAATTCTAAATCGTTTTCAATTTTTTTATAATTTTTTTTTCCAGGACAAAAATCAACATTTACATAATTAAATATACATCCATCAAATGTTCCTGGAATACATATATTACAACATTCATAATCATCGCCTTTTATACAATTCCATAACTTCTTTAATTTTTTCTTATCATAATATTCTGGATCAACAGTTATTACACAACCTTTTTCTATATTATTTTCAACTACTGATACACTTTCCATTACTCTACAATTAATTCCTAATTTTAACATTTTTTTAATAATATGATCACAATTACTATGTTTATCATTTGATACACTTAAACTAACACTCATAATTATATAAATAATAACTCTATTATATTTAAATAATTTACACAAAATCATGACTAACAAAATTTTTTAAATTCACTTTTAAATATTTATATAACTTATTTTGCAGCATTGCATTTTTATTTTTTTTTTCAAAATTTGTTCCCAATACTCTTTTCATATTTTTAACATAAATTAACGTATAATCATCTGGATCTAATTTCTTTTCATTAACTTCTTTCCATTTTAAAAATAATGGTAAAAGTTTCTTATTAAAATATTTATAAATTGATTTAATTTCATCTTCACTAATTGCACTCCAATTTTTATCTGAATCAGGTATTTTAATATAAGCATATAAAACACTCTCTTTATTATTAAATGCCTTAATTGGAATCTCATTATTATGCTTAATTTTTTCAATATAATCTATAAGTATTTGAAAAATACCATCAACATAATCTTTTTCAAATACTTTTTCTAATTCAATATTTGTAACTTCTATAGAATTTAAAAATTTAATAAAATCAAATTCACTATAATCATAATTTTTATTTAAATATTCAATAATATCTATCTTATTTTTAGTTACATTTACATATTTCTTGATTTCATTATAATCTGCTTCCAATTTTTCAAATTTATTATTTAAATTGATTAATAATTTATACATATCATTTATAGAACCATTAAATTTAACTGGTAATTCTTCCTCATCTTCTTCACCTTTAGATTTAACATTATTACAAATTCTTATTAAATCACATTTCAATTGATGATTATTAAATGCAGTTTTTCTTATATATGATTTCTTACAATATGAACAAACATATGTGCTCATATTAAATGAAAACTTCATTTAAATTATAGAATTAAATTTTTTTCAATTTTAAAATAAATATTTCTTTATATATAAATGCCTATTCCTTTAACAAAATATAGTAAAGTATCAGCATTACATAGTGATATATCTACAAATTCATACATTTATAACACATATATTCTAACTTGCGACATTAGTGATACACAATATTTAGATAATGGAACAGTTAGATTAAACAAAATTTACTTAAATAATAAAGCTGATTATTTAATTCATCCTTTTTCAACTGTTACAAATTGTACAACTAAGTTTAATAATGAAAAACCTTTATATCAATACAAAAAACCAATTGTTCCAGCTATTACAGGTGAAACAGATTATGATATAAGTGCAACACAAAAAATAATTCAAAACACAGTAAGAGTACCTGCTTCATTATATTCAAATAATTTAGCCTCATTACACATTAATAGTGATAACTTAGGAACTAATAAACCCTGGAATAACGCAAGTGATAGAGTTCAAGCACATGGTCCAAATATAAATTCTGCATCATCATCTAGTAAACAAAATTACGGAGTAGACATAAAACACAATTCTTATGATAGATATTTAGGAAGAAAAAAATCTCAAAACCTAAAATCAGATAAACAAGGAACAACTCCAGATTCTTACACTACCTGGCCAACATATTGGGGTAATAAAACTTATAAATTTAGTATTATTAACTGTCAAAAAACTTGTTAATACAAATAAAAATTGATTTGCTATGGGAAAGTAAACCCATATACTATTCAAAACTCTAAACAATTCTGCTTATGAAACTCTATCATGGAACAAGTTCTTCAAATGCTATTTCAATCCTAAAAAACGGATTTGATTTTAACAAAGTTGGTTCTAATTATGGAATAACCTACGGCAAAGGAATATATTTCACACCCAATTATGAAACTGCACGATTTTATGCTGGAGAAAATGGAATTATACTTTCCATGGATATTTCAATCACCCCATATTATTTAGTCAAAGACATCTCTCCAAATTCCAAAAAAAAAATAAAATTACCAACAGATCAAGATTACAATTGTATCGTCTCTCCAAACAAAGATGAATATTTAATTTTATATTTCAAATAAATATAAAATTGAACCAAAAAAAATATTTTTTTTTACTAATAATCATGGAAAAAACACAAGAAGATATTATTGTCGAACACATTCAAATTGTTACAACTGGCTTAGTTGAAGATTTTAGACCAAATAATTCATTTGCAGGTTGGAAAAATACTCCTCATGGACTTAATTTTATTAAAAGTGACAAATCTAAATTCTATTTAGGAGTAAACATGTGGCTAGATATTACACAAAAGCAACTATTAGGAAGTGAAAATAACGAAATTTTAGAAACAATAGCAAATCAATGGTCTTGGGTAAATAATCTCCTCGAAATTAAAAAAATAATAAATTTTCAAGAAATTTAATTATTATAATATTATAAAATATGAGTGATTTCAAAATGAAAATGAGATTATCCACAAACCAATCAAGCCAACAAACTCAAAATACTCCAAATCAAGCAGTCCAACAAAGTATAATCAGATCATTACAAAATCAAAATTCTTTCATTAAATTAGGAAATAGCGGAGTAAGCAGAAATTATGCAGCTTTAATAGTTCAAGGACAAAAATTCTGCAAATCTTGTAACGATAAAAAATAATTTTTTTTTAAAAATTGATTATATTTTTAAATCATATAAAAATATAATCATTATAATACTAATGACTTCCAACGATCGAGTTTCTCAAATGGAATTAGTCCAACAAGAAGGTCTTGAATTATTTAAGAAAAAAAATGCAGATTATGGTGATGCATTTGCAAATTATGGTGTAATTGGTGTTTTAGTCCGAATGGGTGATAAAATTTGCCGTCTTCAATCTATCACTACAAAACAAATTTCACTTGTTAATACTGAATCATTAAGAGATACATTAATTGATTTACATAATTATTCTGCTATGGCTATTATGCTATTAGATCAAGATAAAAAGGAATCACCAACAGAAGGACATAATAATAGTCCTATTAGACCAACAAATGACCCAGTAAATCTACAATCACGCCTGTTTGAGTTTATGAATGATAACAAAATTGAATAAATATTTAAAATAGTAAACAAATATTTCAAACCACACTTCCAAAAAGTTAAAATATTTTACCATAAATGTTTCCACATCCTCATATTTATGTTTTTCTTCATAATATCCTCTTACACCATCACCAGCAATTACAGCAATTCCATATAAATTATGTTGTTTTGTAATTTTTTCAGCAAGTTTTAATAAACCCCCACCAATACCTCTGTGTTGCGCCGCATCATTTTTATATGAATTTACTGCAGTAGTTTCTCCATAAACATGTAATTCCCTAACTAAACCTTTTCCTTTTAAAACATCAAATTCTGTCATATTTTCTTTTTTATTTACAATTCTTAGCCTAATAAAACCAAATAATGCTTTCTTATCAAAACTTTCATAACATATAAAATATTCTGTTCCATTATTTGCAGAATATTTATATACATTATAGTTAGCTGGTTTTTTATAATAAGTTGAATTTCTTCCAATTTCTCTTGCCCTAATATCATATGAAATAATACCTTCACCATCTAGTAATTTATCTACAACTTGCCTCATATTAGCAATATTATTTCCTCCTTCAACATATGTAGAACATGGAATATCACGAATAACTCTTGGTAATCTAACCCACTTGGGACAAGTTTCCATAGAATATTTAACAACATCAATCAAATCTTGCGGATTTTTATCAAAATAAGGAACATAGCTACCCTCTTTATACCATTTCTCAATTCTAGTCCAAGGAACTGTCTGACATGGATAAACCTTCATTTGATCCGGACAAACCACACTATATACATACTTGAACATCTCTATATCCATTGTAGGATTAGAACCAGGTAAATCAGGCATAATATGAATATCTATTTTAAAACAATTATCCTTTAAATATTGCATACATTCTACAGCACATTCAATTGTATGGCCACGATTAATTTTTTTTAATACTTTATTATCTGTATGCTGAACTCCAATTTGTATTCTTGTAACTCCCCATTTTCTAAAATATTCAAGCCACTCTTTATTAATCGCATCTGGACGAGTTTCAATACAATTTCCAATAATATGAATTTTTGAAGTTTTATTAATTACAATTTCTTCTTGAACTGTTCCTGGTTTACGAATATGTTTTAATAAATCTAAATCTAAATCACCAATTTCAAAATTATCATAATTTGGATACAATTTTCTTACTTCTAAATAAATATTTGCCGCATAAATTAAATCTCTCATAAATCTTTCTAAATAAGGTACCGGAAATTCAGTAAATGTTCCACCTTCAAGAATTAATTCTACTTTATCAATAGTATGGCCGTTTGCAAAATAACCATCTAATCTATCAAACATTTGCTTAATAGCATTAAACTCCCATCGATTAGCACGCTGAACTGCTGGCTCCCAAAATAAATATGACCTAGGCTGTGCCTGCCAATTATTACCTTCATGTGCTGGCTCATTAGGACAATAAAAGCAATCATGTTTGCAACTAAACTTCTGACCATCAGGAAAAGGATGTAAAATAACAGTAACCGATGTAATACCAGAAATATTTCTCATCGGTCTCTTTCTTAATAGCAATTTTAAATTATCAAAATACTTATGTAAATTAGATTCAAAATCATCTTTTGTGAGTAAATTATTAAATATATTTAATAAAACAGACTTTTTTAAATCCTGAATTCTAGATTGTCTAATTTCTTTATTTAATTTTGTTTCAAATAACTTACTAAAATTACTATTATCAGTAGTATTTAAACAATCATTTTCTTGTAACCATAATAATAAATTTTTAAATATTTGTTTACATTTTTCCAAATCATATTTAGCAGTATCTACATTATTAAAATCATTTTTACCCAAAGCACTTTTGACTTTGATAAAATCTTCGATGTCTTTCATTTTGATAGACTTTACAAATGAAAAAAAAAAATAATATTATTATCAATTTTTAATTAAATATAATCAAATTATATATAACAATATGGATAAAGTTAATCTCGATATTAATACATATACATTAACAGAATTAGAAAATTTACTTAAATTAATAAAACCCTATAATGAACAAGATATCTTAAATAAAAAAAATAATTTAGAAAATCAAATCTCCAAAAGTAATATTAATCAAAATAAAAAAGAAGAATTATACATTTTTTTAGATAATATTAAAAATAAATTAACTGGTGAATACTTAAATTCATTAAGACCTGACGACACAGTATTTAATGATGTAAATAAATATGATGGAAATCATTTTGTAATTAAAAATACTAATGATCAATACGCATCAGTATTAGAAAACAATAAAACAGTTAATAAATCTATTATTAAAAAAACATTTACTATCGATAGTATATTTAGACCAAATTATGATAATCCAAATAATAAAAGTCACGACTATATTATTGAATTACCCGAAACAATTACAAATGCTGTAACTATGTCTATCTCATCTATAGAAATACCATTAAGTTATCATAATGTAAGTGATGATTTTAATAATAATACTTTTAGAATCGAATTAAATAAAAAAGGTGTAGATCCAACTACTCTTAGTGAAACTTTAATCGAAGATTCAAGTTGGGATATAGTTTTATTACCAGGATTATATGAATCACTATTTACTTCTTCAGCTCAAAGAAAAGCACAAAATATTGTAACTCAAATAAATTCACAAATTGGACTACAAGTAACAGGTAATACTCAAGCTGCTACTGATGTTTCAAAAAATTTAACATTTAAAGTAGACCCTTATAGTGGTTTTGGTGTTTTTACTTACGATAATAAAAATGCTATAAATGAAAAAGTAGAAAGTGGTTCCCAAATTGTATTAAATTTTAATATTGATAATGATAGAGCCTTAGAAAATTGCAGTGAAAATTTACTATATCAAAAACTAGGCTGGCAACTAGGATTTAGAGGAGATAAAGCAACTATAGATTGTTCTGGTTTAACAACAGGTCCATTTCCATCACAATTAAATCCTACAGCAACTCCAGATACTGCATCAGTCATCTCTCCTGGTGTATGTCATATTGCATATCCAAGATACTTATACATTGCTGTAGATGACTTTCAAACAAGTTCACGTAACTATTTTGCTGTAGCATCACCATCAACTATCGCTCCTAATATTGTAGCACGAATTAATATATTATCTTGTTTAGAAGATAAAACTGCATTTAAAAATGCTGCTGCTCCAGGTGACTATTTATATACTAATAAACATGTAAGAGAATATTTTGGACCTACAAATATAAAAAAAATGAGAATACAATTATTAGATGAATATGGAAGAAATTTTCCTATAAATAATATGGATTGGAGTTTTGTTGCATCATTTGAATGCTTTTATAATTAAGCAATTACACACCAACAATCTTTTTTATAATTTCCCACAACTTTTTTCATCATTAGAGTTTTATATTTTTTATAGTGTAATTCATCACTATTTAATTCTTCTACAAATTTTGTTGGATAATCAAATTTTAAATAATTACAACTCGGATTATTTAAATTATACACAAAATGTATATCAGTATTTAAATTACACTGAAAATACAAATATTTCTTATTACTTGTAGCTCCTATTAATAAATTTTCTCTCTTAACATTCATATAATTTTCTACAAAAGAATAAAAATGATTCTTCAAAAAATTAACTTTATATTCATCTACATTATATGGATCATTTTGAAACTCTTCTATATACGCATCTACTGCACACTTACTATACGGCATTTATAATAATAATATTATAATTATTATTATATCAATTTTTAAATAATTTCATCCATGAATCCAATTTTTACCATTTTTTTTGCATTCCAAACATTAATCTGTTTTATATATTTTAACATCTTATCTTTTGTAACTTTATACTTCGTATTTGAAATTACATAATCAAATTTTCCTAGTAAATTTTCACCCTGATCATAAAGACCCCAATATTTACTATTTTCATCTATTTTATTCATATAACAAATTACATTTTTTTTTATAATTCTATAATTACATAATGAAGCCAACATAAATCCTACATCAGTACAACTATTTTCTATTACTGATACTAATTCTACATTTGGAAAATATGTACTTTTAACATGCAGAAAATCATATAAACCCTGTAATTCTCCTCCTCTTGAAATAATATGGATATATATACGATTATTAATTCTGTCAAAAACTGATGATTCCATAATTATTTTAATAAATTCAAATAATTTTGTTATTGTAATAGTTGTAACTGTTGAATGAAATATAACACGACCATCATATATCTTAATACTATCAAGATTTAATTCATTATAATACAGAGAATTTAATAAACCAGTTTCACCAGTATTATTAGGAACTACCTGTAAAACTACAGGATCCTCTAACTTTCTTTTACTCATTAATTATTTATAATAATTTGTTTTTAAAATAAAATAAATCAATTTTTTTGTTAGGTAGAAAAAAAATTGATTATAAAAAATAAATTTAAAAACAATAACATCAAACAATTATTGACTAGAACGATGCTTTCGCTCTACATCCCCGTTGTTCAGGACCACATCACCGAGACCTACGTCAAGCGTCAGTTCGCTGACCACAATATCGGCAAGGTGATGCGAGTCGACTTTGTTAAGAACCTTCCAAAGAATCGCCGTGAGGCCTTCGTCCACTTTGACGAATGGTTTGACAACGAGACATCTCGAGCCCTACAGGAGGACATCAAGAATCCTGATACCAAGACTCGATTTGTTTATCACCATACGAAGTTCTTCCCTCTTCTTGTGAACAAGAACGCACATCGCCGCATCAACAACCCAGCATACGAGGTCATCAAGACCGAGGATGTGAAGTCAGGCGCCAAGCTTCTTGTGTCCATCCCCATGGAGACGTCTACTTCTGATGACTCCAAGCGTCAGCGTACTACCTACGCTGCAGCAGCAGCTATGTAGAGTGTAGTGTAGTGTAGTGTAGGTGTGTGTTGTATAAAAAAATTAAAAACCCAAAAAAAAATTTTTTTATGCAAAAAAAAAATTGATTTACTTTTTTTATTTTATAAAATAAGTAGATTCAAACATAATGTATCTTATCCTCTTGACTCTTGCTACCAACCAATGCACCTACAAGGAAAATGTAATTGATAGTAATTGTGACTTTCAAATACTTCGCTTCAACAGAAATCAAGTAAAATGTCATGATACAGGACAATACGAAAAATATTGTAATCATTATGCTATTCCAAATGAATTTCAGGTAATGAAAGAAGTTGGAATTGGAAATCAAGATGTCTATACTTTCAAACCTCAAGCTATTTACACTGAAAGTCATAATAGTAAACGTAAGGACGCCAGTTTTTATTACAAATTTACTTGTGATAACAAAAATAACAATCCAAATCTTGAATTAACTATTTATCCTACTTCAGATGTTAATCCTGTCGTAACTCTTATTGTAGTAATTATAATATTTGTACTAGTCTGCATGCTTATTGGTATGTGTACAGATAATAACAGTAGAAATAACAATGATTTTGCTTTAGGATATATTCTTGGAAATTGTGGTTCAAATTCAAACAGGAGGACTTATTGCGAGTAAAAAAAAATTGAAATGAAAAACTTTTTTTTATATTATTTATAAATATGCCGTCTAAAGACGATAAAATTGGTAATCGTGAAAGGAAAAAAGAATCTAAAAAAAAAGACAAAGATGATGGAAAATATACTCAAAAACATATACGAATTCAATTAGAATTGAAAAAAAATACACAACAAAACGAAGAAAATAAAAATAATAATAATAAATAAAATTGATGAAAATTATTTACAATTTTTTATTGCAACAATTTAAGAAATATGGGTGCAGGAATTCTACCAGTGGCTTTATATAGAGGAACACTATTTCTACTATTAGGACAAGAACGTCATAATAGTTTATGGTCTGATTTTGGTGGTAGCTCACATAAAGGTGAGAAACCATTTAAAACTGCAATTAGAGAAGGAACAGAAGAACTAAATGGATTTTTTGGAACAGAAGAAGAAATGGAAGAAGAAATTAACAATAATATGGTTTTATCAATTTGTTATGATAAATACACAACTTACATTTATCGGTGTAGATACAATAAAGATTTACCAAAATATTTCACAAATAATCACAGATTTATTGAAAAACAAGCACTACAAATTGTAGATAACAAAACTAATGGACTTTATGAAAAAAAAACAATTGGATGGTTTCCTGTTAGTAAATTTAGAAATGTTCGCAATACAGCAATGCTACGACCTCATTATCAAGAACATGTTAAATCTGTTCTAAAAAATGATCAATTTATTATCAAACAAATTGAGCAAATTGAGAATAGTTAAATTATTTATAGCGGGGAGATTGCCCCGCACGCAATTGGGAAAGTCGCTATGCGACTTTATTAACTGGTCGTCCGTCGTGCGACCTCACGGCATGATTTTTATGACGTTTTCTAGTCTTACGCTTTTTACCTTTTTTTTTACGTGTTTTTTTACGACCTTGAGCTGTATCCATTGAGCTGTCAGAGGTTTTTTTTTCAGATAATGTTTCAGAAAATGCTTTTGATAATTTATCAATTTCAGCTTTTTCTAAGTCTTCAGCTGTAATAGTATTTCTTAAAGAAGAAGGACCTCTTTTTTTTGTTTTATCTTTTCTTTTCATAATACCTATTAATTTTTCATCTAATTTACTCATTTAATATGTAATAATAAAAAATTAAAATCCTAAATATTATTTAATGAATAAATCCGACATAAATAATTATGGTATTGTTTACACACCAGATAATTTAGTAGATGAAATTTTAGATTTAATACCTGAAAAATATTTCAAAATGAAAGACCTAACTTGGTTAGATATTGGTGCTGGTAAAGGCGCTTTTTCACTCAATTTATATAATAGATTAATTAAAAATCTCTCCGACCAATTTGAAAATACTGAACAATGCAAACAACATATTATCAAAAATATGTTATTTATGATTGAAATTTATCCACTACATATTGATTATTTAAAAGAATTATTTACAAATGAAGCAAATATTATAAATAAATGCTTTCTCTCGTTAAATCAATACGAATATGATAAATTTGATTTTATAATCGGAAATCCACCTTACAATATTAATGGTTCAATAAAAACACCAACAAATAATAATCTTAAAAAAACAGATGATGGTAAATCTGTTTATGTAGAATTTATTAATAAAAGTTTAAATTTACTTCACGAAGGAGGATTTCTCAATCTAATTATACCTTCTCTCTGGCTTAAAACAGATAAAGCAAATCTTTATAATACTTTAACAAATTTACGAATTCATAAAATAAAATGTTTATGTACTTCTGACAGCACTAAAGCATTTAAATATCAAGCTCAAACACCTACTTGTTTTTTTTTAATTGAAAATCAAGATACTAGTGATTGGGATTATAAACCCATCAAAATTTATGATAAAATCGAGAGAGATTTTATAAATTATTCATTAAAACCTAATAATCCAATACCTATAAATGGTATAAATATATTAAAAAAATTACAAAATCATATAGATTCTGTAGGATCACTAAAATTTAATAAAACAAATACTCCTCCAAAAAAAATGATTCTCTCCGAAACAAGTGGAGAGAATTGTAAATTTCCCAATATAAAAACCTGTTATTTAGATGGACTAGTAGCAAATATAGTCTTTAATTATTCAAACATAAAATCACAATATTGTTTCAAAAAACCTAAACTAATATTACCTCACAAAATGTATGGAATACCTTATTTTGATAAAGAAGGTATTTATGGAGTATCCACGAGAGATAATTATATAATCTCAGGTTTCGATTATAATATTGAAGAATTAGAAGAGATTCAATATTTTCTCTCCACCAAATTCACATTATTTATATTTTTATGCTGTAATTATAGAATGAGATTCCTTGAACGTGCAGCATTTAGTTTTATACCTGTTATAACAAAAATACCAAATTTTCCAAAATTAAAAAATATAGATAGAGAGAATCGTGATAAATTACTTTATAATTTCTTTAATCTTTCCACCAAAGAAACAGAATTTATAGAAAATAATTTTAAAAACTATAAATTCTTTGTTTAATTAATATCCATTTCATTCATTGATTCTTCCGTTAATTCCATAATAATTCTATTTCCCCAATCTATATAATATTCACTCAATACCCCTTTATATTTTTTAATCGCATTTCTTATATAATTTATATTACCACTTTGTATTGATAAATCAATTTGATATAAAAAGTCATATTCAGGATTATCGTTTGTTTGTTCCATTTTAAATAATAAAAATAAAAAAATTTTTATATCAATTTATTTTTTAAAATTGATATAAAGAGAGAAAATATATTTTATAGTAAAATGCTTAGGCATACTATTAGACGTTTAAATACTGCTTTGAAAGAAAATCCTTGTGATTATTATGATTATGTAATAAAAATTCCCGATAATATAAAATTACCACCAAAACCCAATTTACCAAAAGATCTAAAAAATGAACCTCAATTAGCAGAAAATTCTGGAAGTATTTGCAGTGAATGTTTTGGAAGTGGATGGGTTACAGATACAAAAAATGAATTAGATTTTGGATTTAATTTAAAATTAACAATTTGTAAAAAATGTAAAGGAACAGGATTTGTGCCGTGAGGTCGCACGACGAACGACCAGTTAATAAAGTCGCTTTGCAACTTTCCCAATTGCGTGCGGGGAGGAGTGGCCTCTTCCCCGCGTTTAAATATCAATTGAATTTGATGATTCTAAATCTTCTAAATAAATATTATTAAATTCATAAGAATTTTTTATTATGGGATTGTTAATATAAAATTCCTCATAAAAATTTTTAACTTCATGAAAAATATTATATTTTTTACAGATTCTAATTGAATTTAAATAACTAGAAACTAATATATTAGAATTACTTACCCCTATTTTTTTTAAAGAAAGATATTTCAAAATATTTTTCTTAAATAATATTGTTGAAATAAACATTTCAAACATATTTGGTTGCAAAGAAATATTATTCATAAATATAAAATTATACATCCTTATTATTATTTCATCACAAAATGGTTCTCTAAATTTTACTTTTGAATCTTCTAAATATTTTTTAAATTTATTTCTAAATTCTTCATTAGTAAATCTAATATTTTCACAATGATAATATAATGTATCAACCATTGAATCAATATCTAAAATATCATTAAAATATGAAATTTCTTTAAAAGTTTGAGATAAATTATTAATCGATATATATCCAAAATCATAAATAATAAGTTTATAAAAATCATTATATTTTACTGCTTTCCAATTAGATTCATGTAAATCAGAATGATAATAATCTTTAAAATAATAAGTATCTTTTAAAAACAAATTTAATAAATTAACAATTTTTTGTTTCTCTAATAAAGAAATATCTAATGATTCTAATTTTTCACCATCAATAAACTCCATCATTAAAATATTCTTTGTTGCTTGCAAAGGTTCCGGTATAAAAATATATTCATTTTCTTTATAAGAATCATAAAAATATTTCATATTATTATATTCATTCAGCATATTAGTTTGATTTTTTAAATTATCAAAAAAACTATCAAAAATAAAAATAGTATCATAACTTCTCAAAAAAAACACATTTTTTACTAAAAATTTATATAATTTAATATAAAAAATTGGAAAAATCAATTGATATTTAATATCAGGATGAACTACTTTTATAGCCACCATTTTATTATTATAAAAACCTTTATAAACTTGTGCTATTGAACCAGATTTAATATTATACAAATTATCCAATTCTATTACTTCATCAAAATCTTCTTTAAATTCATTCAAAAATATGTTTTTTGTATATTGTAAATCATGTATATCACAATCTTCATAAAAAGAATTAAAAATATTATGCAATATTTTACCATTCTTAATATCTATTAACTCCAAATTAGTATTAACCCATTGAACTATTTTTATTAAAATACAACCATTCAAATTTATACTATAAAATAACCATCTAATTAATCTATCATTAATTTTATTAGTTAATTTATAATTCAATAAATTATACATTAAAACATTTAAAAATAAATTAAAATAAACAAAATATTTACATAATTTGTAAAAATCAACTATAAAATTACTCATATAATATTTATAATAATTAAAATTTAATATTAAAATTACTTTTATATATTTTATAAACATGGGTGATTATATTAATGATATTAAAACTATATTATTAAAATACTTAAAAGATGAATACAAAAAATATTTAAATAACAACAAAATCTTATGTATTAAAAAATCAAATATTCATGAAATTGTAAACATATTTTATAAAGATAATATTAAAGATTTAAAAACAGAAATTCGTAGACAAATGAGAGAAAAATACAAAAATGATTATCCATCTGGTGCTATTGAAAATATTATTTTAGATTTATTTCAAGATAATGAAAGTAATATTGAAACAGTTGTTAACGAAATAAATTACATTCAAGACAAAAATTTTCTTAATTTGGAATTACCTATTATTAATGAATCTCTCAATTTAAATATTTCAAATAACAATGGATATATTATTATTAATCACATAAAAGAGACACTTGACTCAGAGACACTTGACTCAAACATCAAAGAAATATACAATGATATAACTAAATACAAATTTATTTATTCAATTAATAATAAAATTCTTGACGATTTTAATGAAGATGAAAAAATTAATATTATCAAAAATGAAATCAAAGATACTAAAACTATAAACTTAGGAGTTTATTACTTAAAAAATAATATAGAAACATTTTAGTTTACCAAAACTATTATAACTGTTACTATAACTAAACCAATTACACAACCAAAATATAAACATCTTGTTCTCCTTTTTGATTGATATTGTTGTGCTTTTTTTAATTCAACATTTGCTTTATCTACATGACTTAAACTATTATTTATATTTGTTTCTATATTATCAATTTGCTCACCTTGCTGAGATACTAAAATAGACATATCTTGAAATAATTCTGAAATCTCTTCCACTCCCCTTGCTAATTTATTTATTCCTTCTTCTCTTTCTGCCAAAAGTTCTTCATCTGGACGTGCTTGCAATTCTTGATTCATAATAATATAAATAATAATACACTATTATTATTTATATTTTTTTTAAAAATTGAATAAATTAATCCAGTAAAATATTACATTGCAAAATGGAAATATGTGTTACACGATTCAATAATCAAACTTATTTGGAAAATAAAAAATTTAGAGAAAATAATAAAATTATTTGTATTTATTCTTCACCAGTTAAAATAACAGAAAATATATTACCTAATGAAGAATTAATTGTTTTAGAAATGAATAATTCTTCAAATCATATTGAAGGTATTGGTTTAATTAAAAATAAACTTTATTTAAAAGAAAAATACAAAATTTATACTGATAGAAACTATAACAGATACACTTACAAATCAAAATATAGAATTGATAAAAATGAATTCACTAGCTACGAATTAATTATTATTAAAAAAATAGAAGATCTAATATTTAAATCAGCATTTCACTGCAAAAGAGGTCAAGGAATACAAATTATACCAAAACACATTAAAAATGATAAAGAATTAAACTATTACAAAATTTTAAATGATTATATAAAATTTCGATTTAATAAATAAATGTATTTATTATATAATTATGAATGCTAATATAAACACAAATTTAGATGATTATAGTAATCAAGAATTAGAAGAACTATTAGAATTACCTAACGATTACACAAAAGATAATGTAATCAATACTATAAATTTTTTAAACAATAACTATTTTCAAGATAACGAAAACCTACGTGAATTTTTTGAAAATATTCAAAACAGATTATTAGATAATTACAACGAAAATCCTAATGAAAATATTTTACCTGATTTTGCTAATATTATTGAAACTATGGAAAATATGAATACTAATAATAATGATGAAGATAATGAAGATGATAATGATAATGATAATACAAGTACCAATGACTTATTTACACAAGAAAATGATAGTTACAATATTTATGATTTAATTCAAAGAGATGAAGAACATATTGAAAATTATAATATTTATAATTATTTACATTTTAATACTTTATTTAGAGCCAAAAATAATTCATTATTAGAAACTGCTATACCAGCAACTAACAGCAATTTTTTATTATCATCTCCGATAAATAATATAAGCAGAATCAAATTAGCATCTATTAATATAAAAAAACCATATTTAATTAGCTCATCTAAATCTAATAATACTTTCATCATTAAAAAATTTGCTACAATAAATGGTGTAACATCCTGTGATTTTTCAAATTCAATTGTAATTGAAGATGGATATTATGATGACCCAAAAACTCTTGAAAATTATTTAAATTATAATTATTTCGATAATTCATCTACCGATATTAGCTTTCTCAAAAATATACATTTTTCAATTAATGAAAACTCAAACAAAATATTATTTGAATTATCCAATAATTATTTAACAAACTCATCTACTTCAGATGCATCTTTTGTATATTTCTCTCTTGACTTTAAAACAAACTATACAAAATATTATTCATTAGCAAGTATTTTAGGTTTTGATTTTAATAAAACTTCATATTTTTATACTTCTATTAGTGATACTTGTAATAATAGATTATATAATTCAAAAATAAATTCAACTTATACTTTTTCAAACAAAGGTAATACCGAATTATTCTTTTGCTTAGATGAATTTCAATCTAATATTGTTGAAACACATAAACTATTTTTAAATAATAATATGTCTACCCAAAAAATCCTTGCTAAAATTAACGGTTCTCTCGGAACTTCACAAACAAACTACTATATAAATGAAACATATTCAATCACAGACACTCGTAATGACCACACAAGACAATATGATGGTGTTATTAATCTTCTAAATTTTAACATAAAAATCATAGATTATTATGGTAATATTGTTAATACTAATATAAATGAGGACTTCACATTTACATTAGAAGTTAAAATCAATAATAGCAGACTAATCAAAGACAAAAAATTTGTATCTCACCATGACGATAATTAATTTATTCAAAACTTTCTGCTAATTCTACTCCCGAAGTTCCAACTTCAACATCTCTTACTGGTGGTTTAACCACTACATCATTAATTTTAATTGTTTCTTTAATAACATTTATTTCAGATTCAGGTGGACCAGGAGGTTTTGTTACATGAATAACAAATTTATCTTCTGCTACATCTGGAACCGCCTGTTCTCCATTCATAAATTTAGCTTTGAATGCTTTTATTGACGCACTTGATAATGATGGTGCCTCTTGCTGCAATCTTTCATATTCTTTTAATGTATATGCAGTCAATATATCTGCTGGGTCACGATCTTCTCTTGACATATTCATCTGCATTGTAACATATCTATAAAATGAACCAAATTGTTTAGCAACTGATGCATGATCTGCTGCTTTTTCTTCAGCGTTATAGAATTTTTTTAATGACTGAATTAATGCTGAAACTAATCCAACACCTCCAACTCCATATAATATTCCATTTTTAACATCTGGATCTTCTACACTTGTAGCAACTAATGAAATTGATGATGCAACACTTGTAACTAATATACCAGTAAGAGCTAAATCATTTGCAAATTTTTTCCAATCACCACCTGAATGAGCGTGCATAAATCTTAAACCTGCGGCCTTTTCACCCCAATCCGCAATTAATTTTTCCATGTTATCAGACCATGATTCCGCATTAACACGCTTTCTAATGTCACCTAGACGCGCCGAAACAAGCGCTTCTTGTTCTCCAGCACCTAAACTAGCTAAGTCGCCTTGGCCACCCATTTTTTATAATAATACGCAACAAAAAAAAATATTTTATATTAAATTGTCTTATTTATAATACAATAATGAAGTCAAGTAATTTTTATAGAGATTTATATAGAGAATTTCCTACATTAACAAACAAAATTAACGCAATTACTATAAAATTTCTTTTAATTCGTAAATATCTTTGACCAACAAACCCAAATAATACAGACGATATTAGTACATAATAATTTAATACAACTTGATAAATATAAGTTAAACATTTATAAAAATTAATTACTGTAAAATATACAAAATTTAATGTATTACAACCATAATATATACCATTTTCTAGTAACTTCTCAAAACCAAAATGATTTATCATAAATATTAAGAAACATAAACTGATAAAATTAGAATACAAAATGTTCAACAGCCTTTTGTGCTTGTTTTGTAATTTTTGATAATCCACATTCTTTTGCATACATTTTTCACGCAATTTTGTTACTCTATTTGACCAATATTCTTCTTTTTGTTCAATTTGAGTTTCAAGTTTTTCATTTTCTAACATAGCAGTTTTATAATCCAAATCAATATTTTGCACATAATCTTCTAATTTTTCAATATTAGATACATATTCAACTTTTTCATCCTCTATTAATTTAATAAATTCATTTACAGCATCCACATATTTACTCAATTCATTCAAATGAACATAAAATTCAGATGTTTTATCCTTTTTTGTATATTCAACACCAATTGGAAATACCTCTTTTCTTTTTAATAAATATTTCTTCAAATCTTCCAACCTCTTTATTCTTAATGCTTTCTCTAATTCTAATTTTGCTGTATGTTTACCCAAATCAATCAAAGCATTTTGAGTCGCTAGAACACTAGCAGCTTCCGCTTCTTCTCTAGTCAACATAATCTACCAAAAAAATAAAAATAAAAAATATTTATCAATTTTATTTTTATTTTAATTATATACGCATCAAAGTAAATACCTCATTTCCACAACTATATTCATGACTTAACAGCGACAATCCTACCATTCGAAATAAACTTTTTATTTCATCTATCTTGAAAATATAATAATATCTCTCAAACATCTTACCATAAGAATTCCATATTACAATATTATTTCCATAACTATTAAATTTTCTCCTAGTTTTTTGAGGCTGATTAATCGACCAAACAGACAGCAAAATTTTACCTCCTGGTTTTACTAATCTCTTCATCTCTCTTAATGCTTCTACCCTATGTTCCGGTGTAGATAAATGATGAAATACCGCAACACAAATTATACCATCCACCTTTTCATTTTCTAAATTCACTTTCGTCATATTACAATTTATAACATCTAAACCTTTTTGATTACAAATTCTTACAAAATTTTCACAATTATCAACTCCAATAAATTTAATATTCTCATGATTCATATTTCTACCATTACCACAACCTAAATCTAATACTAAAGAATTAGATTTTAATTTATTTAAGAAATCTTCAACCCAACTCCATTTATTAACTCTAGTAACATCAAAATGTTCTGCTATTTCTTCATATACTTCATTCACATTTGTTTTTTCTAACATAGTTAACATCTAGTTTATTATTTAAACTATATTATTTTTTAAATAATATTTTTTAAAAATTGAAAACATAAATATTTTTATATTTTAAGATACACCCAGTCAAATGACTACCAATAACGCCGTCATCGAGTCTATCACTTGCCCAATTACTCTTGCACCTATGCATAACCCTGTCACCGCTCCAGATGGACAAACTTATGAAAAGGTAGCAATAGTCAAATGGTTGACTGAAAAAGGAACTTCACCACACGATAGACGAGTAATGACTGCCAATGAACTACAAGTTAATGCTGCTATTCGTTTCCTTTGTGATAAATATCATAGTGGAGAAATTACCGCAGTAGAAACTCCAAGAGCTAAACCTGCAATTTTTAACAACTCTATCAAGTTAAATTGTGATGTATACAAAAGAATTACTACTAATGATAATCATGTAATGATGACTTTCGAAGTAGATGAATCTAATGACCATCTACAGTCTCTTCCTGAAGATGAAAGATATTTATCTCATGACCTTGTTCTTGTAGTAGATCGTTCTGGTTCAATGAATGCTGCAGCTACATCTCAAGATTCTGATGGTAATAATACAGAAAGTGGTTGGTCAGTTCAAGATGTTGTTAATCATGCTGCTTGTACAATTATTAAATCAGTAAATACTAATACCAGAATTGCTGTTATTGCATTTGATAATTATATTGAGGAAATTGTTCCACTAACACTTATGACTGAAATGAATAAGTCAACTACTATCGCAAAAGTAAAAGAAATCAAACCTAGGGGACAAACTAATCTTTGGGGAGGAATTGAGAAAGGAATTTCTATTCTTGATGAGCGTGATGATAAATCCAGAAATGGGGAAATTGTAGCTCTAACAGATGGTTCTCCTAATATTTCTCCTGCTCGAGGAGAAGTTGATACTCTAAAAAAACTGCGTGTTAAGAAAAACTTTACCGCTTCAATTTATACAATTGGTTTTGGATACAATCTTCAAGAAGGTCTACTTTATGAACTAGCCAAAGCAGCTAATGGAGGACATGGACATATTTCAGATGGAGGTATGATTGCTACTGTAATGTGCAATTTTATTAGCACAATTTTAACAACAATTGTTTCAAACCTCCAACTTCATGTAAAAACTACATTCCAAAATCGTGTTTCACCAGATTTTATGTTAGGAGATTATGAAACAAACATTTCTCCTAACAACGAAACAATCTTTGATATTGGAACAGTTCAGATACAGCAAACCCGCGATATTATTATGAATTTTAATCCAAATGAAAAATACGAAATCTATTATACTTACAAAATTGGCGGTGAACCATATACTAGCAATACTATTAATATTGATGCATCAAATTGTAATGGAGTTGCAATTCCCAAAAATATTACTGTAGACATTCATAAAAACCGATATGATGTTGTAAATTCTGTTCAAAAAATGATTAATTACAATTTAGTTGGTCAATATGATAGTTCACGTGATATTCAACTCCAACTTGAAAATCAATTTGAAGAATTTTCAAAAGTATCAGATGATAATCTAACTCATGGACTTCTAAATAATCTAAAGCAAACTACTGGAGACAAAAATTCAGGACAAATTAACATGGCTGTTACTAATCCTAATTACTTTAATAAATGGGGTAAGTTTTATCTAGCCCAGGTTTGCCGTTCCCTTAATAATCAGCAAAAACCAAATTTTAAGGATAAAGGAATGCCTTTTGGTGGTCCTACATTCGAAAACCTAATCGATCAAGCTAGCGATATCTTCAATTCTCTACCTCCACCTGAACCATCTCTTATTAACACAAGTCGTCAATATAATTCAAGTGCACCATATACTGGAATGCCTGGTCAGCAAACTCCTCAACGTCCAATGGTTATGGCTAATCTAAATAATGCGGGTGGCGGATGTTTTGATTCAAATTGCACAATTACTATGGCTGATGGTTCCACCAAAATTCTAAAAAATCTTAACAAAGGAGACAAAATTCTATCTTGTGATCTTAATAATATTCCACAAATTGCCTCAATTGTTTGCATTCTTGAAATTAAAATTACATACGGAATTCGTGAATTAGTAGATTTTGAGAGTGGACTCTATATTACTCCCTGGCATCCTATCAAATACCAAAATGAATGGGTATTCCCCGCTAATATTAGGGGACCAGTTATTAAAAGTTGTAATTCAATTATTACTCTTGTATTAGATAATCATCATATTGGATTTATTAACGGTCATCAGTGCATTATGCTTGGTCATAATTACAAAAATGGAATCCTAAATCATCCTTATTATGGAACTAATGCAATTATTAATGATATGAAAAATCATTATGGATGGGAAAGCGGAAAAGTAGTTTTAAATGATACTTCCATTTCATTTATTAAAGAAAATGAAATGACCTCATCTATCAAAATTGATTGTTCTACAACAACTGTTGATGTATATTAGACATTCATTGGAAAGCATTTTGTCTTCTCACACGAGGAGCATTATCTGGAATAACATATGGTACACTTCTAAATACATCTTCATCTAGAATTACTTCATTAGACATATTATAACCACTTATAACAGAATTACTTTCTTCTAAAATATTTACTTTTTTTTCTAAATCATTAATTTTAAGAGTTAATGAATTTACAATTCTTACCAAATCTTCAAATGATGAAGTATCTGATATGATATTAGTCATATACATATTTACATACTTTTTTTTTAAATATATTTAATCTATTTAAAAACAAATTAATAATTTATTATTATTAATGGTCGCAATTGGTATAGATTTAGGAACTACTTATTCTTGTGTTGGTGTATGGAAAAATCAACAATGTGAAATCATTGCTAATGATCAAGGTATGAGAACCACTCCTTCTTATGTTGCTTTTACTGAAACAGATAGATTAATCGGAAATGCAGCAAAAAATCAATCTTCTCAAAATCCAGAAAACACTATTTTTGATGCAAAACGCCTAATTGGTAGAAATTTTAATGATCCATCTACTCAAAATGATATTAAACATTTTCCATTTAATGTTATTGACAAAAATAACAAACCTGTTATTAAAGCAATGTATAAAAATGAAGAAAAAGATTTTCAACCTGAAGAAATCTCATCTATGATTTTAGTTAAAATGAAAGAAATCGCCGAAGCATATTTGGGTGAAACAGTAGATAGCGCTGTTATTACTGTTCCTGCATATTTTAATGACTCTCAAAGACAATCTACTAAAGATGCCGGTGCTATTGCTGGTCTTAATGTTTTAAGAATCATTAATGAACCAACTGCAGCTGCTATTGCCTATGGATTAGATAATAAAAAAGATACAGTTGAAGAAAAAAATATTCTTATTTATGATCTAGGCGGAGGCACATTTGATGTAACACTTTTAAGTATTGAAGAAGGAGTTTTTGAAGTCAAAGCAACCGCTGGAGATACACGATTAGGCGGTGAAGATTTTGATACACGTTTAGTTCAACATTTTACACAAGATTTTAAAAGAAAACATAAAAAAGATATTACAGAAAATAAACGCTCCTTAAGACGTCTAAGAACCGCGTGTGAAAATCTAAAAAAAACATTATCCGCATCTACTCAAGCCACTATTGAAATTGATAGTTTATTTGAAGGAATTGATTACACTAGCAACATTACCCGCGCAAGATTTGAAGAATTATGCGGTGATTTATTCCGTAAAACTTTTGAACCAGTTGAAAAAGTAATTAAAGACTCCAAAATTAGTAAATCTAATATCCATGAAGTAGTCTTAGTCGGAGGTTCAACTCGCATTCCTAAAATTCAAAATCAACTAACAGATTATTTTAATGGAAAAGCACTAAATAAATCAATTAATCCTGATGAAGCCGTCGCATATGGTGCCGCTGTACAAGCCGCTTTACTTTCTGGAGTTAAAGACTCTAAAATTGACGACCTTCTTCTTCTTGATGTTGCACCTTTATCATTAGGTGTTGAAACTAGTGGTGGCATTATGACTAAAATTATTGAACGTAATTCTACTATTCCCACTAAAAAATCACAAACTTTCAGCACATATGCCGATAATCAACCCGCTGTTACAGTTCAAGTTTTTGAAGGCGAAAGACAATTTACCAAAGACAATAATAAATTAGGCGAATTCACATTACAAGGCATTCCTCCTATGCCTCGTGGCGTTCCTCAAATTGTAATTTCTTATGATTTAGATGCTAATGGAATCCTTACTGTTTCTGCAGTTGAAAAATCAAGTGGAAAATCAGATGAAATTAAAGTAACTAATGACCAAGGACGTCTTTCAAAAGAAGATATTGAAAAAATGGTTTCTGATGCAGAACAATTTAAAAAAGATGATGAAAAAGCCAAAGAAATGATTGATGCCCGCAATAATTTTGAAGGGTTAGTTTATCAAATGAAATCTACATTAAGTGACGAAAAATTATCATCTATGATTGATTCTGAATTAAAAACCGAGTTAGAAAAAGTAATTGAAGAAAACACAAAATGGCTTGATTCTAATCAAATGGCTTCCAAAGAAGAATATGAATCTAGAACAAAAGACCTACAAGAAAAAATGAAACCCCTTCAAGAAAAAATGATGGCTGGAATGTCTGGCGTTCCTAATATGTCCGATGATTTACCCAAAACTAACCCTAGCGATGAAACCACTCATGGAACACCTAGATTTGTAGATATCGATGATGTAGATTAATACAAAGACCTATTGCTATAATTATCACTACCAACCACACAATTAATACAACAACAAAATACAATCATAACTAAAATAACACCAATAAGCATGCCCAAACGATAATTTCCATTATCTAAAGTTCGACAAAATTCATGCAAATCATAACCATAATCATCAACATAACTAACATTTTCTACAATCTTCATATTACTTGCATCAATAGTTGATTCATTATTAAAATTTTCACTTACAATATAATAAATACATTCTTTATCACCGTCATCCACATAATATGTAATATTATAAGTATAATAATTCTCATTTACATAAAACAAATTTTCTACTCCATCACTAAAATAACCGAAAATTAAATATGTTGTAATTACAGATGTCGCTACATGACGAGAATTGTATGATTTATGTGTGCTATGACTAGTATGTGTACTATGACTGCTATGTCCACCATGACCTCCATGAGAATGAGCCATAACAACTGGAATGAGCATAATCTTTGCAAACGTATTCATATTTGCTTTTAAAAATAAATTAAAAGCAAATATTTTAATCAATTTTTTTTATAAATTAATTTTTTATTTTTATGTATGAACATGTTCTAATGTTTGACTTGTACCAATTTCTAATTCTGGAATCTGTATTCCTTCTCTAGCAGTTGCAGGATTTCTTGTAAATGTATGAACATGTGCAATAGCACGATGTCTCATTACTCCACAAGAAATTGATATAATAATTAATACCAAAACTAAAACACATAAACATACTACCAAAATCAGATATAATAAAACACTATTATCATCATGATCATGATCTTCATGTATATCCCTTTTTAAACAATAACTATAATCTGAATTAATATGAACTAATGCACTATGAAATGTAACATTTTCATAGTTTAAAATTGTATAATTTAAATTGTTTACTACCTTTGAATAATATAAACACTCTAATCTATGATCAGTGCTATCATCCACCTCAATATTATTTGCATAATTAACAATAGTATAATTATTATTAATTCCATCTAACACAAATCTATTTTCAATTTCATTTTCAAAATTACTAAAAATTAGATAATTTTTAACCACCGAATTTCCCACATATTCAATACTAAAACCAGTATCACTATGTGAAATTCTATAACTATGTTGAGAAGAATGACCATCACTTACACTATGACCATCATCATGAGCGTGATCTAAATCACCATTTACAATAGAAAATAACAATAACAGATTTACAATTTTCATAATATGTTATTTAGTAATAACTTTTTATATTTTTTTAGAATATAATTAAATCTTATATTACACTTGAACATGGATCCATAAAATTAATTAATCTTGAATAATATGCTATTAAAATTGTTGCACTAATTGATAAACCCACAGCAAAACCAAGTGAACAACCTCTGTTTTTTACATTAATCTCTCTTATTCTAGGTGGACTTCTTGATGGTCTCTCCATTTTTTTATATATTATTATTTTATATTTAATATATAAAATGAACCATTTTTTGGGTTTAACTTTAACAGGACTTATTACTGGAATATTTGCCGGATTTATTGGCGGAGGTGCTGAAATACTAATTGTTCCATTATTAACCTTTTTTGGCATATTAAGTTCTCTCAAATCAAGAATTGCTACTTCTTTAATTATGTTATTACCACCAATTGGAGTATTTGCAGCGATTTCATTATATAAACAAGGGTTTGGTGATATAAAAGCAGCAATGTATATGGCTTTACTTTTTACAATTGCTAGTTTCTTTTCTGCAAAATTCACAATTAAAGTTGATACTGACATTTTAAGAAAAATTTTTGGTATTTTTACTATTGTTGCTGGCTTATACATGTTTTTTAATAAAGAAGATTAATATCGTACGGGGAGGAGTGGCCTCTTCATCTCTTAACTAAAATTTGTTAAATAAATCAAAAAACCTATTACATTACAAGTATTACTCAACAAATTAGTATTATCTTCCCCTAATAAAACCGCCAAAGTTTTTATATTTTCTTGTTTATCTTCTTCTATATCTTTAATATCTAACATATTACTTGATGCAAACATCACACAAAAATTAGGTAAATATATATTTGGATGATACAATATATCATAATTACCATCATGAATTACACAAGGCAATATCACACAACCTAATGTCCAAAAAATACCAATATATAAAGGCTTCAATTCACCAAATTTTTTCTTAAAATCTCTATAAAATAATGTTGATGTTAAAGCAAATAATAAAGGATATGTTTCTTCCTTTAATTTCAATAAATTTAATATATATATATAACTTGCTATTATAACTAATATACTTTCATTCATATTTTCAACCAAATAATCATAATAATTCACCTTAGACTCTGAATATACCACTAACTTATTTTCATCTTTATTATAATTTATAGCATCTAACAATCTATCTGTACCATATGTAAAAATTCCTATCGCAAATTGTAACAAAATCAATTCATTATTTAAAATATTTTCATGATAATAAGTTGTAGTAAATACATATTGCAAAATATTTAATGGTATCCCCAAATTTGAACCTATTATTGGATTATAAATCGTTGAATTTGCTAACATATTAACATTATTATTTACTAAAATAGGTCTTTTTATTAATCCATTTGCTATAAAACCCATTAATTACTATCATTTTTTTTATTTAACTTTTAATATTTACAATATATATTATGGAAACCGATAAATTACAAAAAAAAGATTTAGAATTACAATCAAATAAAGATATTCTAATGTATTATCAAACTACCATCAGAAATGTAGCCTTAACAACTGCAGTTTCATTTGCTGCATTAGGATATTCCAGATTTTATAGAAGCAAAAGTACTATATATGCATCTGGTTTAGTTTTAGTTTCTTTATTAATTATTTCAGCTTCTTGTATTATAAACATCAATTTATATAACTTGATAAATAATCACACGATAACCGATGTTTCTTTAACTTCTGCTAATAACTTTTTAATCGTTAACATATTATTTATGATATCTCATAGTATCATTATTTTATTTGGTTTATACACATTTTATAGATTAACAACCGGCAATAAATTTGATTAAATTTAATAAAATATTAAAAAAATATTATTAATATTTTTTATGGATAAATCACCCCCAAAAAAAATATTAAGAAGTAATACTGAAAGATTTATACAACGGTTAATTGAAAATCCTAGTAAATGGCGTGTACCTACTTACAGAAGAATTCAAATAAACAAAATTAGACCAATTAAAAAGAAAAAAAAATAAATTACTCTTTAAATATATTTGCCCACATACCACCTATAAAATTAATATTTTTTTCAAAATAAAATACTGAATGAACCTCATCAAATTCTAAATCTAAAAAATTAAATTTAACATCATTTTCATAACAATTTATTATATTATTTTCTATTAATGATGAATCATAATATAATTTATCATATAAACCACAATTATAAAATATAACATCTGTAAATCTTATCAATTTTGAACTTAATCTAAAAGTTTCAATATTATATTTACTATTATAATTAAATTCCAAATTAAAATTATTATTATCTGCATAACCTCTTATCACATCATCCTTTTTTTCAAATTTTATATTTCCTTTTGTCTTAAATAAATTATCTGGATCTAATGATATAACATTTGATACATAATCCATTATTAAAGTACCTTTTAAATTATTTTTATCTACCACATATGTATTTATTTCACATCTTGTTGCTGGACCATCTGTTAAAAAATCAAACACAGGACTTGTACAATTATAAATATTGATACTTATAAAATATTCTTTATCTGTTTTCTTTAATATTGCCGTATCTAACATATCAAAATTATTATCATTTTCTCTTAAAAAATGTTTAATTCTATTATATTGATTATTATTCAACCGATAATTAATATATGTTGAATAAGAATTTACTAAAAATGGAGCATGTAAAACATTCTTATTTATTGGATTTGCCGTCAATGAAGGCATCCCGCCCAACATAAAATTGTAAAATAATTTCAAAAAATTATTTGATACAAACATTATTATACTTATTAATATTATGTTTAAATTATGATGTTTAATATTAAATACATATTTAATATTAAATTATTATGGATAATCTTATTCAAGTTTTTGAAAATTCTATTAGTTCTAGAGTATGTGATAATTTAATACACAAATTTGAACATAATATAGACAATAAAAAAGGAACAACTATTGGAGGATATAAACCCGAATACAAAAAAACTATGGATTTAACCTTTGGACCCCATGAAAATACACATCTTTTAGAAATATTTAATTTACTTAATTCTAAATTAACTTATTATGTTAATAAATACAAAAATATTACTAATTTTCAACTGCCTACAAATTTCATAAATCAATATCATATGATGATGAAATATTTAAAAAATGACGGATTATATGAATGGCATAATGATTTTCATTTATTAGGAACTTCAATAGGTGATGCTGATGATAAAAGTGGAACTTGTAGAATATTAACTTACTTATTTTATTTAAATACTATTGATGAAGGAGGTGAAACCGAATTTATTGACGGCACTAAAATTAAACCTGAAAAAGGCAAATTATTAATTTTTCCAGCAACTTGGCCTTACGTCCATAAAGGAAATATGCCAGTAAGTTCAAACAAATATATTGTAACTGGATGGTTACTACTTAAAAATTTATAATAATAATTAAATAGTTATGACTAATTTAATTCAAAATTACAAAAATATTATTAGTAATGAACTTTGCGACAATATTATTAAAACTTTCAACAATAATATATCTCACAATTCAACTAATTCTATTAAAGAAAAAATACTAGTAAATGATATATCTAGTACAGTATTAGTCACTCGAGATACTAATGCTGTCTTTTGTATTATGCACAAAAATAGTAATATTTGGAAAAATTATTATAATACTTTATTACCAATTATTACCAAAACAACTGAAAATTATATTTCTAATTTTTTACATAATCATAATAATATTACTTTTACAAATATTGAAATCTCTCCTATTTTCTATATACATAAATATATCCAAAATAAAGATTTCTTCAAAAAACATAGTGACCATGTAACAATTTTAAATTTTGGTTATAGAAGTATCACTTTAATATTTTATTTAAATGATGTTATTGAAGGTGGAGAAACACAATTTATTGATGGAACCATAATCAAAGCTGAAAAAAGTAAACTATTAATTTTTCCATCTACTTGGACATACGTTCATGAAGGATTAATTTCTAAAACCTCTCATAAATATATTATTTCTGCTGGAGTAAAATTTAAATTAAAAACTATTTAAAATTTTTATTAGTATATTACTAATATGGAAAATATAATTAAAAAACTTATTTGCACTTATGAAAATGTTTTAACCAACAGAATGTGTGATAACATTATTAATAAATTTAATAACTGCAATAATACAAACAATACTTCTAATAAAGATTCTAATTTTTCATATTATACAATAAACAATAAGTCATCTGATTTTAACCAATGGAAAGAAATAGATGACATTATTTGTAAAATCATTGGAGAACATACAATGCTTTATAATAAATATTGCAATGACACAATCGATCAATTTACTTACAATCAATTTCAAGATAATGGATACACAATTTATAAATATTATAAAAATACTGGATTTCAAAATTTTAAACACGATTTTGAATGGAATCATTTGGGTGCTGCCATGGTATCCTTTATCTTTTTTCTTAATACAATTGAAGAAGATGGTGAACTCGAATTTATTAATGGAGTCAAAATTACACCAAAAAAAGGTAATTTAATTTTATATCCTGCTACTTGGGACATGATGTACAAACATAACATCTCTAAAAATCAAGACAAATATGCTATTGTAGGAAAACTATATTATAGAGATAAATAATATAAATATTATAAATTAAATTTATTAATGTCTAATTTAATTTATACAATAAATAATAGTCTTGATATATCATTTTGCAATACACTTATTAGTATATTCAATCAAAAGGAACATGAAAATAAAATACATTCTTCTAAAATTTCTGGCAATAAAATTAAACAAAAAATACGAAATAGCTCATATATTAGTGTTAATTATGACCTTCCTAACATATATTACAATATATTAAATCAAAAATTAAAAGAAGCCTTCAAACTATATTTATTACATATTAAAAATTATAATATTAATCTACAAAGTTTAAATAACAAAAATTTAAAAATTATGGAAAGCCATATATCTCTCAACAAATATAATAAAAATGATGGATATTATACTTTTCATAATGATTTTAATGTTGATGTACAAAATGGTTATAGATTATTAACATTTATATGGTATATTAATGATGTAACTATCGGAGGAGAAACTGAATTTATTGATGGAACCAAAATTACACCAAAACAAGGCAAATTATTACTTTTTCCTTCCACTTGGACATACGTTCATAGAGGCAATATACCTATTAGTTCAGATAAATACATCATCGTTGGATGGCTTAAACTTTATTCATAATAATTCTTCTATTTTTTCTCTTAAATCATCCAAATTAGGTACTGGAAGTGAATCATAATCTATAATTATAGGAAAATCTGGATTATAATAATTATATAAATTTGGTTGATGCGGTATCACATTCATCGGATACGGCCAGTGACTTGTTGTTCTTCGTGTTTCAAAATATCTCTTTCTATGTCTTCGTTCTTTTTCATCATTTCCTTCCTTATTTTTTGGTAAATAACACAAATATTGTACTAATCTCTCTTCATTACAATCCTCATCACCACACAAATTTTGATGAAATGTTCTTGATTCCCAAACTACCAAATCTCCTGCATTTACACTCAAAATTCTTTGCGAATCTAATATAGTTTTTATATATTCAATTTCAATTACATTAAAATCTCTCGGTTCATCTATATTCATCCTCTCAAAATAATCTTCATGCAATAAATTACTTCCTTCATAAAGCTGTAATGTTCTCTCCACATTATTTGTTAAACTCACAAAAGATTGATAACAATTAACTCCCTTTTTTCTTGATGATTGATCCGTATGTGTCCAATATCTATCTTGTGATTTATATTCTTTTGGATAATAACAACATCCATCAAATGAAGTCACCAATTCATCCGTTTCCCATAATTCTTTAAAAACATTTACAATTTTTGGATTAGTTCGCACTAACCAAGCAAATCTTTGATTTCCTACTTGATGATGTTTAAAAATACCATTAAAATCTATCATAGAATGTAATTCTCTTAAATTTGGTACTTCATCTAACCATTTATTAAATTCACTTTTATATTCATTCACTTCTTCCTCTGATAACAAATTTCTAAATATTGTATATCCCTTTTCTGCCAGTTCTTTTTTATGATTTTCCATTAAATAATTTAACAAGTATATCTTTATATTTATAATATATAATGTACAATCCTTCTGGAATCAAATACTTTATGCATATTACTAGTCTTAATAATGAACTTTATTTACCCGTTGAAATACGAAGAATTATTTGGGAAGAATGTCACTTACTTAAAATTATTCAATGTTGGATATGTAATAAAGTATTAATTAATTTTAATGTAAATATCTTACATAATGATGAAGAAAATTCACCTCAAAATTATAGTATTATCAATGGAGTTACTAAATGTAATAAATGTTTTGTAGATTAATACATAAACATTTTATATTTATATAATTTACAAATGAAATCCTTTTTTCATTTTCTACTCATTTTGCTTCCAGTCCATTCTTCCTACATTTTTAGCTATCCTGCTAATATTTATAAAAAAAAATACAATGATAAAATTATAAAGGTTTATGAACCTGAAAATATTGATAAAAAAAATCTTGAATGTTTACTTTTTTTTACTGGAGCAAATTCTTTCATTCCTGGAGACATTTACAATAATTTTATTAGTTCTTTAGTTGATTACAAATATTCTGTTTCTGTTTTACCCAATGATCTCCAAGCATCTTATGAATATATTAGAGATATCGAAAATGAATATTCATCAATCATACCAATAGCACATTCTTCTGGATGTGTTAATGCTATTAATCTCGCTAATAATTTCAAAAATATTAAAAAAGCCATATTCTTAGACCCCGTTGATAATAGCAAACTCTTCAATATATTTAATGATATACAAAATGAAAAATTATTTTATTTAAAAGATTTATTAATTATTACAGCTGAAAAATCCTACAAATGGTCTCTTGACCCTTTTATTCTTCCATTTATACCTGCATTTCGTCTTGATATGAAAAAATTACTTTCTTTAAAAAGTGACCTTAATGTTGAATATATTGAATCTGAAGAACACGGACATTGTGACCTTCTTGACCCTTTATGGGGTGATTTAATGCACGGAACTATCGCTAAAGGTGTTGATAATCGTGACTACAAAAATCTTCAATTATATCATGTTTGGTTAACTCAACAAGTTCACAATTTCATTTTTAGAGATGAAAATGAGAACAATTACACACCATGTAGTTATGAAGATCCTAGTGAAGATAGTTATTAATTATTCTTTTAATATTAAATATGCACCAATTGCTATAAAAACTATTCCAACATAATTTTCTGTTATCATTTTTTGCTTAAACATATACAATGATGCTAATGTTAATATTGGTAAATATATAGCTAATGCTAATCCATCCATTTTACCCAAATTTAATTTATTTACAATCGCATGATACCAAACAAAAATTCCAAACAATAAATTTAATGCAAATAATATAATAAATATATAACTTACATCAGGCTTAAATATTATATCTTTTGGAAAAAAAGCTAACAATACCAATACCGATATTAAATATGTATTTATTATTATCTTACGTAAATCATATTTCTATGCCAAATATTTTGAAAATATTACATCAAATAAATAATGTATAGATAAAGCCAATGAATAATACACCCAATACATTAATATATAATTATAAAACTTTATTTACTATTATTTCAAATAATTCTTCCGGTAATTTATAACATTCCAAAAAATTATTATAAATACTCATTAACATTTTATTATTCTTTTTTTTTGTATATTTATTTATAAATTCTGCTTCTAAATATTCCTGTAGAAAATTTTTAAATTTTAATCCTGGATTCCAATTTACTGGACAATTATAACTTGTACAACAAAAACACTTACTATTTTTATTATCATAATTTAAAAATAGTGGTTGTTTTCCCGATTCTATTACATAAAAAAAATATAATATTTTACCATCTACTTTTTTTGTATTTTCACACAATACATTTAAATACTTACACCATCCTAATTTACTAAAATTGTATTTTATTATATTTAGTGGCTTAAATGGATAATCATTTGGCGCCATATATTCTATTAAACTTTTTCCATTTTTTACTATTTCTATATGTAAATTACTATCTTTATTATAACCATTATTCATTAAAAATGTATTTATTTTTATAGTACTATAAAAATCATTTTCTCTTTTTAGTAAATTATCAAATACATATTTTTTATCTAAAAAATATTCTAATTCTTTATTTACTCTTTTTAAAGTCATCCTACTCATTATTATATTATACCATTATGTCTTAAAACTAATTAATACATTATTATTTGTTACTTTACAAGTACAACTATTTGAAATTGATACTTTACCATTTCCTGGAATCGAATTCATAAATGTTTGTATTCCCTTCTTTGATGGACTATTTTTTCCATAACGATAAAACAACTTCGCAAAAACTAAATTCCAAAAACACAACGGATGTTTCAAATAATTTTCAACATTAAAATATACATTATCACTATGTCCATCATAATTATGTTTTACTGATTCTAAAAATGGATCAATCAACTGCTTCATTATTAACATATTCCATTCATCTGATTGCCTAGCCAAACCAATTAAATTTTCTTTTACATTTTCACCAAATGTATCTTCCAAACTACTATGAACTTTATTTCTATATTTACCTCGTACCGACCAATCTGGTGTTGTATCTTTAAAATACGGAACATTATTATTATGTGCAAATTTATATACACTTTCTTTATAAAAATTTATCATCGGACGAACCATTTTTACACCATTTACTACATTTGTTTCCTTTATTACAGCCAAATCTAATACATTCCGTCCTCTACACACATTTGCTACTATATTTTCAACAATATCATCTTTATGATGACCTAGCAATATTTCATCACAACTTTCTCCAGCTAAAACTTCCTTATATAAATCAAATCTTATATTTCTTGTATATGATTCATAATCACTTCTCTTAATTGAACCCCTTGTTACATCTTCAATACTTTTTACATATAACTTAATCCCATTATATTTACACCAATCTTCCATAAATTTCTGCTCATCTTTTGTTTCTTCACGATTATTGTAATTAATATGAATTCCAATTACCTCATAACCTAAATAACATAAAATTGTTGCTACTATCATCGAATCTACTCCTCCAGATAAAGACACAACGTATTTTTTCTTATCATATAGCTTCACATATTTTCTAAAACAAATCAACATTTCATCATCTTCAAATGCTTGATTTGAAATTTTGTTATTATTACATGGAATATATTCTAAAATATTTTCAAATTTTGAAAAATCAATATTACTAAATGAACCCAAAATATTTAACAGGAACATCTTTTTATCTACAAATATTTAAAATTATTTTTAAATATCAATTTTTTACAAAATTATTGTAATAAACTTTTTAAATTCCATATCGGTATACCCTTATTTAAACTTAACTTACATAATTCATCTGCATAATGACGACAATCATAAACTCCCAATATATATTTTTTATGCAATCTTTTCTCTAATTTTACTATCTCTTCAATACTATAATTTGATGTTCCCCAATACAATTCTTTACTATATAAAAATTCCATCTCTCCACCTAATCCTTTATAATCTATAAATTTTCTATCTAGACCTGGAAACATCTCTGATATATTTTTACGACTTTCAAATGTTGTCATATAATCTCTATCATCATTAAACGCCCTAAAATCAAATCTTACTTCTTTCAAGTTATTTTTTAATGTTACACCTGTATGTATTATTAAATCATTAGGTTTCTCTAAATTTAAATACACCTTGGTCGGATTTATGACAAAATTCATCAAAAAATATATCAATAACATTATAATATAAATATTATATTATTAAATATATTATTATGTTTGATAAATACTACCAAATACTCGAAGTACAAAATAACGCTTCTCTCGATGATATCAAAAAAGCCTACAGAAAACTAGCAATCAAATATCATCCCGATAAAAATCCAGACAATAAAGAACAAGCCGAAGAAAAATTTAAAGAAATCTCTCAAGCATATGAAATATTAACCAATAAAGATAAATACGCACAAGACCCTCGATTTAGACAAAATAATATACCACAAATTAATCCTCATGATTTATTTCAACAAATATTTTCTCAAATGAATATGCAACAAAATATGGATATGCAACAAAATATGCCTTTTGGTCATCCCATTTTTATGAATATGTCTCAAGGCATTAATGTCGTTCAAATGCCTCCAAATGCTGTTATGAGATCTACATCTACAAGAATTGAAGGCGGCAAAAAAATTGTTACCATTACTGAAAGAATAAATGGACAAACACGAGTTCAAACTATTACATCCGACGCTAACTCATCTAATCTTGTTAATATTATGCAAAAAATAAACATTAATTAATAACAAATTTAAATATATTTAGTATATTAAGTATAATGTTAAAATTTATATTCAAAATTTTGATGATTATATCTACACCAGCACAGGCTTTTCTCCCTTGGGGTAATGGATTACCTAATTTGAAATTGCCTATACACAACACTCCCGATGTATGCCCTGAATATATTGAGAAATATGCAAAATATTTAAATACCGAACAAAGTGAATTTTTAGTTAAAAAAATTACTGGGGTATTACCACAAGTAGATAGTGTAGCTGGTTATGTTTTACATACCAATGATGTTTTAATCAATAAAATTCTTAATAATCCTATGCTTGATTTAGAAACAAAAAAACATTGGGTTCTTTTCTTCATCAAAATTACACAAAATGGAGATAATATGGGACATCAATTATTACAATACTATCACGATTTAGTTAATTGTCTTCTTTAAAATTTACTTAAAAATTTTAACATTATTATAATTATAAATGTTAAAATTCATTTTTCAAATACTTTATCCTGATTATGATTGGGAAGCACGAAAAGAATACAGAGAAAAATTAACACAAGATTTATATGAAATACAAAAATACAGAATGCCTTTATAGCAGTAAAAATACAAAAAAAAATTGATTAAATTTTTATTTTTATAATTTAATCTATAAAATCATGGTTTTGGACCAAATCTTGAACACATATGTCCCTTTGCGTGCCTCAATTGAGAATAACGACAACGGCAAGGTCAAACTTGGATGCGTCGCCTTCAATCCTAAGTTAAATCATCAGTGTGTTTTACGCGTTTGGCCATAATCAATACAACCTAACCAACAGAAAATCTGATGTATGTACTGATTGTGTTCACGCTGAAGTTGATTGTGTACAACGTCTCAAAAAATCACAAAAAAAATGTCCTATTAATATTATCGTATTTCGCACTAATAACAAGGGTGATAAACTAATGATGGCTAAACCCTGTCAAAATTGTCTTAATACTATTGATTTTACACTTAAAAAGAAAAATTACAATCTTAAAAAACTAATTTACACCAATGAAAACGGAAATTTAGTAAATATTTAAATTAAAATTGAATTATTTTAAACATTTTTTTTTATGACATTATTAAAATGTTTAGGCTCATTCCCGTTCCCACCAATGTTATTAGCAATATTTCTAGTATCTTATTTTCCGGTGAACCATATAAACAATTAGGTAGATGGTGTCACCCTGGTATCCCTAATTGCACTCAAGATGTTTTACTTCGAAAAATTGATTTTGCTAATTCAGACAACAATTTATGCAATAAAAAACCACAAACTTTCGTCACCACAAGACTTCCACTTGACAAACTAGAGATTAACGATAATAAAGTATCTAACACTTTTACTCCTCAAGAATTCATCGATGCTATGCATAATTAAATCTATTGTAATTATTGAAAAACTCTATATACACAAATAGTTATAATAGCGAACTCAAAATTAAATTATCTACTGCGTCTGTATTTAAAATTATATTATGCGATTATTTTAACAACACTAATGATACATTAGAACAACAACGCAAATTATTAGAATATTATTCTAACATTCGTAAGACTAAATATGATGACTTATTACAATATTATATATATAAAAAAGATACTGAAAGTGTTATAAGTGATGATTAATCATTAATAATTTATTACTACAAATTCAATAATAAATTATTATTTAATTTTTATTTATTTAATAACTTATCTCTCAATATTATAAAAATATTATTATGATTTACAACATAATATTTTTAAAAATATTAAAAACATACTCATAATTGATTAGGATTATATTTATCATTTTTTATTTATTTATTTAATAACTTATCTCTCAAAATATCAAACTATATTCATTACAAAATCATTACAAAATCACAAAACTACATATAAAATCATAAATATCATAACAATTATTTTTATGATTTATTATGATATTTGTTAATTATAATGATATTGTATGATTTTTAGAATTACTATTTCTAGAAATATTATGAGAGATTATATTTATTATTCATTCTCAAAATATACTGATTTATTTATAAAATATTTATTATATATATATTTATATTTATTTATTAGTTCATATAACATTTACATTAAATTTTATATGAATTTAATATTGAACGCAGAGAGAAAAGTTATTGATTTCCTAATTTGGTATTTACCAAAAACCCAATTTTTATTATTTTTATAAGGTACAGTGATTTTGGTTATAACACATAAACGATGGCTCTATAATAATATATAATTAGCGTATACGATATAACCATTTTTGCCCTACCTTATAATTCTAACTTTTATTTAATTTATAAAAAAAACAATTATCATAATTCTAACTTTTTTTATATTTTTAAGGTATAGTGTTTTTGGTTATAACACATAAACGATGGTTCTATAATAATATATAATTAGCGTATACGATATAACCATTTTTGCCCTACCTTATAATTCTAACTTTTATTTAATTTATAAAAAAACAATTATCATAATTCTAACTTTTATTATTTTTTTAAGGTTCATCTAATATCAAATCTTCTATTAATAAATTATCTTGATTATAAGCGTTAAAAAGTCTAGTTACATCAGATGCACCCAGCTCTGTAGCATATATTCTCAAGAACTTAGTAGTTTCGTCACCAGTATCACCATAGGAATCCCTCCCAATGTAATTGTTTGCCCGTGTCATGATAGAAGCTGCGGCGTTTGTTGCTGTGTTACTTGATGAGCCCACCAAAGTACCATTCACATAGACATTGAGATTTCCATTTACTGAACGAGTAGCTACAAGATGATGCCAATCTGTCGTGTTAAGACTTTCTATAGTTATGGTGTCGCAAGTGGTGAGGGCACCGGCGGTCTCCACGTAAAATCGGATCTTATCCAGTGTTTCATAACGAACGATAGCAATGCTTTCATTTTGGTGTGAGTGATAGAATGCACAGATGCGATTAAAACTTGCTACAACATTGAATCTGAAGTTTACCTCGATCGAAAACGCACCACCAAAGTTCACATCAGGGAGTTGCAACGCTCCGCTTGCCTTGGTTGTGATACCATCTAGCGCAGACCACGTGACTGTTGCAGAAGTTCCAATTGCCGTAGCTTCGGTACTGTCCTCGAAAGTTAGAGTGGGATAACTAAACGTATTGGTAAAATCAAAGGAATACAATGCATCTGTAGGTGAAATGATATCTACAACCACAACTGTTCTTGTTATGGGAGTAGCAGCATTACCAGCTGTATCAGAACCATTATATGTTATTGTGTAACTTCCAGGCGTGTTAACATCAACTGTTCCGGACGGCGTAGCTGCTCCAATATCAACA